AAAGCCGATGGACGTTGCTCTCGCGGAACTGGCGGCGAAAGCTACCCAGGAGCACGAAGCAAGGAAGGTGGAGAATAACTCAGGAAACGTGCCATGAACGCCGACCAAATACAAGCCCTCTCCGAGATAGACGCCGACTGACCACGACCATAGAGAGAGTCCTGAGGTCCGGTGCGGTCCAGAAACGCATGCTCCTGGACGATCTGAAGCGGATTCATGGCAAGATCCAGAACTTCCTGAACACGCAAGAGAAGCCCCCGGAAGGGGCGTCCTAGATAGGCGTCCCGGTAGCTGTCGGTCCAGGTTTCATTGCTCCAGTTATTGGGCCAAACATTTTCCAAGGTTTAATTTTTGGAAACTTCGGTTCCTTGCCTTCTTCCCAGAGGTAAAGCCCTGGCGATGGCCAGTTGTTGTCTGGCCTGATCGTCTCCCAGTAATAGAGCCCTGGGACTTCTGGAGGGTGCTGGTCATCGTGCCAGCGAACAAGGACGGCTTTCGTATCCTGAAGTTTTTCGATGCAACGAAGAAACTGACGCGATAGCATTCGCAAATCGTCGTCGGGATCGCAGTTTGGTTCGTCCATTAGCTTGTTGGCCAGCCGGATGGTTTCTTCTCGTTCAGTGTCAATTATTGTTCGTTTGACTGCCATGCAAAGCTCCTTTTTGGCGGACCATCCCATCTAACGCTACTCTACCCTAGCGAGGCCCTTTCGGGGGCGATTGGTCCTCAATCTGAGCCGTTCCCGGTCAACGTGGGGAAGACTGGGGGCGGCTTTATTTGATTGTCTGGAAAACCGCTTTAGCGACAGCTTGTCCGTCTTCAAAGGCTTCCAAGTCTTCGCCGTTGATGCTGTCGTAATTATCTGGAAAAGCATCTCCATCAAAACCGGCGCAGAAATTGGCTAGATAGGCATGTCCGTAAACTGATTCTGCCCAATATCCTGCATCTCTATCGCTGGGCTGTCCTTGAGATAAGAAAATAGCTCCAACGGCACAGCAGCATAGTTGGCCCGTATTGTCTTTTGTGCAGTAGACTTGGATCACTGGCTTAGCCTTGGTTGCTTCGTAAGCGGCCTTAGCTTCTTCCACGGTTATCCGTTTCTCGCTCATCGTTTCCTTCGCTTTCTCAAGAACTTCTTGCTAAAATACCGGTGGATGACCCAGACACCGCGTAAAACAAGGAACAGTAATGGATGGGACCATGGCGTCAGTGTCAATACCTGGATCGGAGTCGCGGTAATGGCAATCATGGCTGCCCAAGCAATATGGTCTGGCGTCTTGCAGTACCTTAACCGCCGTCTCGACCTTGAGGTTCAGCGAAACAAAGCCGAATCCCAGGTACGCGATGCCGTCACGGACGACCGGGTAGATTCCATCTACCGAGCCAACTACGAACGCGGCGTCATGGCTGCGAAGAAACGCCCCGATCTTGTCAATCCCCCTTCTGTCAAGGCAATCCCCCACGGTGGCACAATGGCAAATCTAGTCCTGGACCCCGCTAGTATTACCCCTGAAGTCAGGGAAGCTTACAAACCCATCGTCCCGTTCCTTCGAGAAATCCGTAAACAATACCCCGACCCCGCCAAGTTCTCTGAAGTCGTCCTCAAGGAGCACGGGGCGTGGCTTCTGCGACATATCTGCGATCCTCTGGACGTCAAGGACTTCGAGTGCCTGGCCATCGCTAGAGCTGTATCGGAGGACGTCTGCGAGACGGTGTCAAGCGACGACATCAGCACGGCACCGATTTAAGCTTCTCGCGGTACGCCTCAAAGTCGAAAACAGGCTTCTTGGTTTCGTGCTTGGCAGCCATAGCCTTAACGTAGCCGGCAAAAGCCGGTGCCGACGTTCCGCTGGCCTTGATGTAGGCATTGGTTATTTTCGTCCATTGCTTAACCTCCTTGCGGAATTGCTTGGCGTACTCACGTAACTCCAAACGCAAGTCCGCTAGGTCGTCTTTCTCGCATTCTCCTTTCCAGACTGCGTCAGTCGGAATACTGTGGCATTTCAAACAGACTTTCCCAGCGGTATGAACCGACTGGCAGACGATCTTCAACTGGATCGGGTTTATCAACGTGTAGACTAACCGTGGCTTCGCGTTCATCTTTCTCCCTTTCTTTACGTTCTCGCTTGATCTCCTTGAACCGTTGATACGCATCTGATTTCGGCTGAGTCTGACCTAGACCCTTGCACCAGTAGTCATTCCTCAAGAGCACCTTGCATAGCCTTCGCCAAGACGGTGCCCAGCACTTTGCTTCAAGCTCTGGCGGGGCTTCCTCTGGGATTTCTTTGTAGCCGCGATTGTGCCACCCGAAAATGAACTTCTTGAACCGAACCGTGTAGTGATCTCGCGTCTTCTTGGGCATCGTCTGGAGGAGTAGGTTGCAGAAGCTCTTCCAGGTATGCCCTTCAGGTTTACTGATCTTGTTGTAGCCGTTGACGTTTCCCGTCTCTTCGATGTAGAGCGATCCCGAATTAGCTCCGTTGACCCTTGAAACCAGCTTAAACCACGTATGTGGTTCAAGGATGTGATAGAGCCACAGTCCACGTCTCTGGTCATCTCCGAAGGGCTGGCAGAGCCTTTGTTGGCTTAGCTTCACTCCTGCCATGTGCATCTTGTCGTAGATGCGATTGTGCGGCCTATCGGGATATTGAGCGTGGAATCTCCAAACATCCTGAACGAGCCAATCGTAGATCGGATAGAAGTTGTAGGTTTCCGCCACGATCTTGGTTGTCCAGCGGTGTCCCTGGAAGGTTAGATCCTTTTTTTCCCAGGTAGCTACGGCACAATACCGATGCAAGCTCTCCTGTGCTCGAATGCCGATGAAGCCAGCACAAGGGTTGCCCTGCCCGTACCACTCCCCGAAAAGAACGATGAACTCTTCAAATTCCATTTCAGGTAGGCAAAACGGATAGTCTTCGACGTTCTTGCATCCTTCTGGTTTGTCCCGAATCCAGAGTTCCTTTTTAGTCTCATCCCAGCACGTCCATCGTGGTTCGTAGTTCGTGACCGCGTTTCTCAGGAGCATCGGGACACAGATCCAGTGTTGCTCTATATTGTCGCGGTAGAGATTGAACATCTCCTGAACGTGCGTAATCGTGTCGGCGTATTGTGCCTCAAAGTCGATAAACATCACGGCAACCTTGCGTCCCCTGGCAATGGCCGCTTCCATGACCAAATGCAGCATGACGCTACTATCCTTGCCTCCCGAGAAGGCACAGTAGATTCGCTCGAAATTATCGAACGCCACGGCGATTCTCCGGCGAGCGGCAGCCAGTACGTCCAAGTCGCGATAGTGCTTGATTCCCATGTCAATAAATATCCGATTGCCGGTCGTAAGAATAAGCTTCCGCCATCGTCACTTCAGGTCGTCCGTTAGCGACGTTCCATTTGTTCAAATAGACCAGAGCCATCTCGTCGGCTGCGGTTCTTTGTTCCTTATCCAAGAGAGAAAACCCGCTTCGGAAGTTAGACGGAACCCCAGTGGCGTAGCACATGGCAGCCTGACCTAGCCACGCAATCTTGTTCATCGCCACATTGGTAAGGTAGTGTTCGCATGAATGCTTCCATTCGGTTATGACGTGGCCCAAGGCGTCTGCGAACCTAGGCAGGTCGGCAAGGAACTCGCGATAGGCTTCTTCGCACTCCGTCTTGTTCATGCCTTCCTTGGAGCTGTTGTAAAACCCCGCCGCATAACATTCCCACTTTTCGTAGGTGTGAAAGACCCTGCCTTCGTCGCTCGTATTGACCGTGCGGAACTTAGTGGCTTCCTCTCCATAGGTGGAAATGTCATCGGTCAATTCCTCGAAGTCCGATTCGTTCACTTCTCCTTCGACATCCCACGACTTCGAGAACTCCTGATCCTGAAACAGATCGGCCAGACCGGTAATCTGGCATAGTCTCAGAACCTCATCCTGATCCATGCCTAGTTCGCGGCAGATGCGATCATCGGACCAATTCCTTCTCTTTAGTTCGATGACGATATCGGACATTGCCTCAACCTTGTGCTTGCCTCTGGCTCGATTGTGGCGAATCGTGGAGGCAACGCGGTCGCTCTTGTCCAAGCGGTCAGCACGGATGATCGTGATCGGCAGGTATCCTTTCACCCTCTCTCGGACTTCAGGACATTCCTTGCCGACGCGATTCCTATGGAACCCATCGACGACTTCAAAGGACTCTCCATCCTTCCACGCCACGATGGGTTGAGTAAAACCGTCAGAAATCACGGAATGTTCCAGTAGCTTCATCTCTGGAGGCGCCACGGAATTGGGGTTATAGGCGTTACCGTGAACCTGATCGGCAGGAACCCAGATCACGCAATCGACCGGCTCCTGTGAGAAAGGGCTGAGTTCGTGAAGACGCATCCGCACGGAGTTTATCGCCTCAATCCGTTTCGCCTCTGGCATGCTTTCGAGCTTGGCAAAGAACGGCTCAAGGTAACTGTCGGTCGTGCATTTGGTTTTGCACTTAACTGTCATTCCTTCCTCCCGCAGTCGGTGCTTGCGTCTAGTTCATTCGCGAACATGCAGCAATCGTTGAGCATGTGTATTAACGTGGAGTGCCGCTTCTGGAGATCGGCCAGAGCGGACTTAGCTTTACCAGCGGCGTTGCAGAAGTCTCGATTGACTCCTTGAGCCATAGCGAGACTGCGTTGGGCTTCTTCAAGCTCGGCAAGCAACTCCTTGGCTAGTTCGGCGGCATCGTGGCATCCTTCTAGGTCCAATATCTCAGGCAGAGACTTGGCTTCCTCCAACCGTTCCTTGCTCATCGTCATCTCACCCTCCCGCCCGATTGTGCTTGGTTCTGTCCCGTCTAGCCTTCTTGACCGACATTTCGTCGCTCCTGGGTCTGCCGGGGCGATCCTTGGGGACGTCGCGGAGGTCTGATCTCCCGATAGCGTCTGCCATCGTGTGAGCCACGAAGTCCGACATGGACACGTCGAGATCATCGGCCCTCTTGCCGATCAGTTTCCGCAAAAGCGGGTGACAGTTGAACCGTATCGCTACTGCCTCAGCCATTAGCTTTTCTCCTTTGGTTAAAGGCTGATCTAAGAATATCCCGAGCGGACAGAATAATCAAGGCCCAAATAAATATGCAAATAAAAGGTTGACTATTTTTCTAGCCCAGCGTATCCTTCCTTTCGTCATGCAATCAGGGGCCGAAAATAAAGGACTAAGCAGATGTTGAAGTTTGAATTCTACGGCGAAGGAGAGTGGGAAGCGTATTCCGAAATGAACGATGGAGGTGATCGATTCACTTGGAGGATTTCCGTTTGCGATGACGGCGAGTTTACCGCAAGCCAGTCCGATGGCGAACTTCTTGGTCCGACTACTCCGGTGTTCGAGAGGTTTAAGGATGCTGTTGCTTGGTGCAACGAGCAAGAGAGAGTTCAGGTAGCGTCTGCACGTTTGCAAGACAGTTAAGTAAGGGACCGAATCTAGGAGAAAAGAATGGCAGTAAAGATTATCTCTGCGACAGAAGCAATCGACGTGAGTCAATTGTGCGTGGTTATTTTTGGCCAGCCTGGAAGTCGAAAATCCAGTTTGGCTCAGACCGCCGAGTCCCCGGTAACGATGGCTTTCGACAACGGCATTTACCGGGCATTCGGGCGGAAAGAGTCTGCTATGTTCGATACCTGGCAAGACGTAATGGACTTCGATTTGTCGAAATACAAGACGCCGGTGATTGATACCGTTGGGCAGTGTCTTTCCAAGCTTGGGCAGGCAATCGTTCGCGACAACGCGAAGAATGGGAATCGAACCGGAGGTCTGACGCTCCAAGGGTACGGTGCTCTCAAGGAAAGTTTCAAAGGGTGGGTCGAAGGACGCAAGAAGGCTGGACAGGATCTCGTGTTCATTGCTCAAGAGAAGGAAGACCGCAACGGAGACGATTCGTACTTCCGTCCCGACATCGTCGGCGGCAGCTACAACACGCTCATGGAAGTATGCGATTTGGTCGGCTACCTTCATTTTGAGAACGGCCGCAAGGTCATCGACTTCAACCCTACTGACCGTTGGATGGCCAAAGCTCCTCCGTGCGGATGGCAGCAGATGGTCCTCCCTGACTTCGCGGCTCAACCCGATTTCCTTGCCAAGCTGATCGCTGAGGCCAAGGCTTCGATGGGACGCATCTCTGGAGAGTCGGCCCAGATGGCAGCCACGATAGACCAGTGGAAAGCCAAGCTTGCCGCCGATCCGATGTTGCCAGAGTTCAATGCCCTGATGGACGAGTACAAGGCGTTGACGAACGGCATCAAGAAACAGGTAAAGGCGATGCTGGAGGCTCACGCCAAGCAGGTAGGCTGGAAGATGAGCAAGGCTGGCGTGTGGGAAGCAAGGGAGGTAGCGTAATGCTGCGAACCCGCGTTACTGCTCTGGAGAGCTATAGGCGTGTTCTTCAGGAAGAATATGCCCGCGAGGATGAGTTGATCGCCTCCATTAAGGGCAAGCCCTTTGAGCCGAACCAGTACATGCTGGCCGGAACGGCTTTCCATGCGATACTTGCCGATCCAGACAAGCACCGCGAAGGCGATAAGGACGGTGGCTATTACACGTCGAAAGGATGGTTCTTCGATGAGGAGACTACCGACGTTGCTGTTTTGCACGTCGGCAAAGGTTCCTGCGAAGTCCCCGGCTTCAAGATCTTCCAGACCTCGCACGGCCCGATCACCGTGAATGGGATCTGCGACCGCATCAACGGCAAGATCATCCGAGATGCCAAGGCGACATGGTCAACCCCGGACGCGAAAAATTATGAGCGTTCACTCCAATGGAAGCTTTATCTCCAGCTATTCGAGGCCGACCAGTTCGCTTACGACATCTTTGCGTTCTCGGAACCCAAGGACGGCTTCTGCAAGCTACGAGATATCGTGTCGTTCAATCTGTTCCGCTATCCAGAGATCGGAGCGGACTGCGAACGATGGGTACGAGACTTCGTGCAATGGGCAGATGATCGGCATTTGCTCGGATACTTGGAAGTTAAGTGACAACCGGGCCGCAAGCTCTTCGGATGAGCTTCGGTTCCTTTAGCGGGGAATCGGTCCGCTACCAAGTAGGAAGCATTCTAGACCTTCCGAAGAGTGGTGGAAAACGCCTTCCTAGGCGTGGATCGGGTTCGACTCCCGAGCGGTCCAATGCCTTCTTAAATGGGTCTAACCCATTCCTTGCCAGGTGTCCTCCTCTGGCATGTAAGGCAATGGCGGATGGTTCTGCTTGAGTACCGGATCTCTAAGGCAAGGAACTGAAACCCGGAGCGGATGGAAACTCCGCATGCCAATGGCCGTTCGACTCGGCCAAGCAGACTTGTTTTCAACCCAACGGAGTAACCCCAATGTTCACCGCTCTACGCAACGCCTACGCCAGACTGACGGCAGTCTTGGAACGTATCGCGGACAGGTTTGAAGAGTTCGAGGCCCAGATCGGTAAACCCGAGACGACGGTTATCGAGGACCGGAGAAAGGTGACTACCAATGGGAAGCGAAACTGATCGGCTGTCCGCGAGGCTGCAACTGGCGGGTCTGTGCTGTCCTCGCATTGTGGATCTTGCAATCAAAAGCCGGGACGTCGGAAACCCGGAAACTGTTGAAACGGCAGCCAGGGCATGCTTGCAGTGGGCAGATCATCTCATCGCCGCTGATGCCAAATCCGCTCCCTGCTCAGACGCCTCGGAGATGGCCAGGACGATTGTGCGGTTGGAGTTCGTCAACCGAACGGCCATAGATGCCCTGAAAGCCATATCGGCATTGTGCGGCAAACCTATTCCCCATGAGCCGCAGAGCGATGGTTGGAAAATCAAACGCCAAGCCGATCAGGCCCTTCAGATAGCCCAAGACGTGGAGGCATCCAAATGACCCAGCAAACCATAGCCGACTGCTATCGCTCCGAGATAGCTGACCTACGCCAACAGGTGGAGATTCAGCGATCAACCAACGACCAGCTCTGCGACCTCTCGGAGAGGCTGCGGAAGGAACTGGCGGAGAAGATGGATGAGAACGACAGACTCAGAGAACTCTTGAAGTTAAAGGAAGCCAATGCCTAAGCACATGGGATATGGCGAAGGCCCATTGCATCCAGACCAGTCTGCAATCGTCGTGGCCACTACTGGAGCAATCAAGGCCGTGGTGTGCTGTCTAACCGCTGCCAACGCTCATGAGTCTAAGCAGGCAGGCTACGAAACCGAATTCCCGGACATGCCTAGCGGAGAAGTAACCGTTTCCAATGCCCGTGCCTACTTCCGAGCGGTAATGGCGAAAGCTATCGAACTGATCGACAAAACGGAGGTCACCAGTGGAAATCAATGAGGACCTCGTGGCCTTCGCCTGTTTCGCTTTCGTGTGCGTGCTGTTCTGGCCGGCGTGTCTGGATAAGTTTTTGAGGAGACGCCGTGACCGCTGAATCCGTCAACACGCTAGCCGAATGGCTGCACCGCACAACCAAGATCAGGGAAGGCTATTTCTGGCCCTGGAGCAAGCTTACCGGGGCACAGAAGGCACGGAGTATCCATCTGGCAAAAGTGTTGTTGTCCAATCCTCCAGAGGTGTTGATCGAGGCTATCAAGGAGATGTCATGCAAACCGGCGACTGCAAGCAATGCGGCGGACTGACGCTAATCTGCGAACTGCGGACCTACGGAAATCGCTGCGAGAATTGTTGGAGCGGTCCTCTGCCGGTGTGCCGGTACGACGACAAGAAACAACGTGTTGTGCATGACCCGAATCCTGGGAAGAGCGAAATCGCGGAATTGATCTCCGGTTAGTCTTGCCGATCCAGACGATAAAGGTTAGATTGTAAGCGGCCTCTGAACGGGCCATCTATTGCGGCTACGCAATCCAGTATTCAATCGAGTCCGGTCCAGGGTTCCTCAGTTTGAAGTGCTCAGTAGCCGGGGCATCAAACAGTTCAGGGGGAATCCTGGGCTGGCCTTTTCGTGCATGGAGTTTCGATGCGAGAGCAGCAATATAAACCTCATCCATTGGCTGAATGCTGGCCACTTCATGAGGGACCGGCTCTGTGGGAAATGTCTGACCACATCAAGGAACACGGTCAGCAAAATCCGATAATGCTTTTTGAGGACCAAATACTAGACGGAAGGCGAAGAAACCTTGCTTGTCTTCGTGCCGGGGTTGAACCAAAGTTCAAGGCTTTCAAGGGAGATTGGAGCGAAGCTCTTGCGTATGTCGAGGGAGCTAATCAGCATCGTAGGCATTTGGGAGATGGGGAAAAGGCGTTGGTTGCGGCTAGGCTGGCCACGCTTAAAAAGGGGAAACCATCCGCAAGCGTAAATAGCTCTACGAAGCTATTAAGCCAATCAGATGCCGCAAAAACCGCTGGAACAAGCGTTGCTAGCCTGAAAAAAGGCAAAGAAGTTCTCGCCAATGGAACGCCGGAATTAGTAGCCGCTGTCGAGGATGGAACGGTTTCCGTTACTGATGCCGCAGCGGTCGCGAGCGAACCTGCAAAAGTTCAGAATGCCGCCGTCAAAAAAGTCCGCAAGGGTAAAGCGAAAACTGCCAAAGCAGCGGTCGCGAGCGAAACGGACATAGGCGAATCTTTGCTCGACAATGAGGGGCACGAGGTTCCCAAGAATCTGAATGATGCCTTTCACTCGCTCGATAAGTTTGCCGAGCTTGATTCGCACTGCAAGGCGATCCAAAAGGGGCTGGACGAAATATCACGACTGCCCGGCGGAGAGCAGATTCGTTTCTTCCTCACACCGACCGGAACGGAAGACAAGAAGATCAACAAATCCGAATACCTGAATTCTCTCAAGAGGGACTTGAAGGGAACCCGCCCGCACTCGGTTTGCCCTTGGTGCCAGGGGAAAGCGAATAAGGAATGTAAGGGCTGCAAAGGCAACGGCTGGGTGACTAAGGTCACTTGGGATCAGGCCGAAGACGCTATCAAGGAGAAATTGAAGTGAGCTTTAATCTTCGGCCGTATCAAATAAAGGCCATGCAGTGTGCTGACGAGATGTTGCATACGCATAAGTCTACGCTAATCGAGATGGCAACTGGTTTGGGCAAGACTGTGGTGTTTTCTCACATTGCTGATGCGTGGCCGGGCCGAGTTCTTGTGATAGCTCATAGGGACGAATTGATACGCCAAGCTGCCGAGAAGATTTACCAGATCACCGGGCATCCATGCTCGATTGAGATGGGTCGCGAGACATCGGACGACGAGCTTTACGGAACCAAAGTGACCGTCGCTAGCATTCAGACTCTCGCCCGAGCCAAGCGGAGGATCAAGTTTCACCCCGATCATTTCTCACTTCTGGTAGTCGATGAGGGGCATCATGCGGTAGCAGCGACGTATCGGGAGGTACTCAGCTATTTCGAGAGTGCCAAGAAGCTATTCGTCACTGCAACACCGAAGCGAGGCGACAATCTCGCTCTCGGAACCGTCTGCGAATCGGTTGCTTTTCAGTACGGCATTGAGCCAGCGATTGACGATGGCTGGCTGGTGCCTGTGCGGCAGACGGTCGTCAAGGTTGAAGGACTAGACTTCTCGAAGGCAAGAACCGTCGCGTCGGATTTCAATCAAGGCGATTTGGAAAAGATTCTGGTCGAAGAGAAGCCTTTGCACGCGATGTGTGCAAGTGCCCACGAGTTGATAGGCAATCTTCAGGCTTTGTGGTTCTGTAACTCAGTGAACCATTCGAGGTTGACGGCTGGAGTTCTTTCGAGATATCCGACCGGAGGCGTTAGGTTCCTCTCGGGCGATACACCGACCGAAGAACGGCGGGACGCCGTGAGGCAATTCAAGAAGGGCAACATTCAGCATCTCGTGAATTGCGGTTTATTCCTGGAAGGCTTCGACGCTCCGAACACTGCCGCCATAGTAATGGGAAGACCGACGAAAAGCCTGTCGCTTTACATGCAGGTTCTCGGAAGGGGAACACGCCCATTGCCAGGTATCGTGGATGGAATCGAGGAGGCAGAGCAACGCCGCACGGCCATTGCGATGAGCCTGAAGCCGAGCATGATGGTGATCGACTTCGCTGGGAACGCTGGGAAGCACAAGATTGTACAGGCTGCCGACGTGCTTGGCGGGAAGCACGAATTGCCGGTTCGCCAGTACGCCAAAGACACAATGGAGGAGGAAGGCAGACCGGTCGATCTCGAAGCGGCCCTTGATCGTGCCGAAAAAGAAATGGCCCTGATGAGCCAAGAAGACGAACGCCGCAAGAGCATCACTGCCAAGGCAGCTTATCAGACTCAGGAGATTGATCCGTTTACGAAACAGTACTCGAAGAACAGGCAAGGCAAAACTCCAAAGGATACTGGACCTCCGTGCTCTCCCAAGCAAGCAGGATTGATTTGCTTTCTTTCAAGGCAGGTTAATGCTGGATGGACTTACGAGAACGCTTCCAGATTGAGTGCTAAAAGTGCGAGAGGCATAATCGGCGGACTCTTTGCCAAAGGAGCGAAAGCAGGATGACTACTCAAGAACTTTTGCGAATCGCTGCCGACCGTGGCTTAAACATAATCTTGAGTGAGGGGCGTCCTGTTATCGCTCCAGGTTGCGAGAAAGCAGCGGTGACGGGAGAGCTTTTGGCGGTGCTGAAAATTCATCGCGAAAGGATCATAGAAATCCTCAGGCAAAAGGAACCCTAATGTTCCTCTGCCCCCGCTGCAAACAACCCCTGGACCCTGGAAGGATCTGCGGAGCATGTCGCAAGCGGTGGTGTATATGTCAGAGGCCCACGAAGAGCGGTATGGATGAGGCGTGTGTGAAGTGTGAGCGTGAAATGGCGTCCCGTAAAACTGGATGGGAGAGACGACATGGCAACGATTGACCGAAGCGTCGATGGCGAAGAGATCGAAGCCGTGGCCATGCACTTCCAAGGATTGGCGACTGCTCACGATGGAGATAGCCCGACGATCATCTTGTATATGGAACTCGGCGGCACGATGTTCCCGGTAAGCATCTGCAAAGGATGTGCTTCCATGTTGCTGGATTGCCTGCTAACCGTGAAAGATAATCATCCGAATCACTTCGCGGAGCCAGCATGATCTCCCGCGAGGAATACCAAGCCATCGTTCGCCGCTTCATTCTGGGCATCTGCTACGACGCGATCATAAGCAAGCGTGCTGGTGCCCCGCTGGCGACGTGGATGGAGTTAACGGCAGAGCAGGTGGATGTAAATACGGGGCAGTGGTACGACAGGTTACTCAAGGACTTTCAGGCTAGTCAACCGAAACCAGCCGTGCCCACGAATGGGGCGGCTTTGCGGACTGAGGTTAAGAAGTGAAGCTTTACAGTATCCATGACGGAACATTCGACAGGATGGTTCTGGCGAACAACCAGGCCGAAGCTTCATTAGCACTGCGTTGTTCGGTTTACTCGCTAAGAAAGTTCGGTAATACGATTCCGGCTACCCATAGGTGGTTCGAGGTAGCCATGAGTGAGCCGATTGGGCGAGTCTGGAAAAGAGACTTGCGAGAGCCATCAGCCGGATGTTGGGTGTTTGATGATGTGAACTGGAAACCAAAAGAAAAGGTGAAACTATGAGCGTGGAACCAGAATCCGACAGCGGAGCATTTGAGCAGGCACACGGATCAGCACAGAATCCTCCCAAGGAGGCTACCAAGAGGCAGACGAGATCCTACGCGACTGAAGCGGCTGCCATGCGTTCAGCCATCAGTATGGCCGTGCTGCTGCTCGCTAACGTGAAGTGCGAGAAGGGCAGCCAAGACACGATGAACGCGGTGATTGGTCTTCTCAAAGGATCGGTCTAGTGAGAATCGTTAATGAGGCTTGCCTTGATCGGTTCCGCCAAGCCTTTAAGTGCGAATGGTGCGGGGCTTTCTCTCGTGGCCGAATGGACCCTCATCACGTTTTGGGACGAGGTACGGCAGGTGCGTGGCGGCTTGACATACCGGAAGCGTTGATCTCGCTATGCCCTGCCTTCGTGGGCGGATCGTGTCACACGAAGTACGGAGATCTACCAGCGTACCAGCCTAAGTTCTTGGCAGTGATAGCGAAGCGTGAGGGATTTGCCTCTGCCGAAGTACTCAAGGATTGGCTGTTGAAGATTCGCGAGTTGCCCAAGAACTCAGAACTCCCGGAGCGACCATGAAGCCTCTCACTACTGCCCAAGCCCGCAAAATGGGAATCCTGCCCCAGAAGCCTAAACGCTCCAAGGCTGACAAGGAAGCGGCACGGAAGAAGAAGGAAGCGGAACAAGCGGACTTTCAGAGAATGGTCAGCCGGTGGGATCTTCCTGTCCCGGTTCCAGAGTTCGAGTTCCATCCAGTCAGAAAATGGAAGTTCGATTGGTTGTTCCGAAAGCTTGGAATGCAGGCCGGAGTAGCTCTAGAGATCGAAGGCAGCCCCTATGCTGGCAAGCCATGCCCAAGGTGCCGCATGAGGCCGGGAGGCAGGCACAATCGCGGCAAGGGATTCATCGACGACCTACGCAAATACGATGAAGCCGCGATCATGGGATATCTGGTCATTCGGGCAACCTGGGACATGGTAAACAGTGGGGAAGCTTTTGAGATGGTACGCAGGGCTATGGGCCTTTAACGGGAGGAATCAAAGTGAGCGTGATGACGATTGATGATCGAATGCGATGTGTGGAACGAGAAACGAATGCCTCCAAAAACTGGAGTCAGACCAGAGAGATATTCAGAAATCACTTGGAGGCAGCCGTTGCCGATGCCGTGGCGGCTAAAGAAGCCGAGTTGGAATCGGCCAACGGGGCCTTGCGATCTCTGGCCTGCTGGCTGAGTGTGGGCGGATACAATGCCGAGTCTGTAGATCCCGATGTGTTTGAGAAAAAGATACGTGATGGCGTCGAATCGTTGGTCAAGATCGAGTGCGAAAGGGTTCGCGGTCCACGATTAAGCGACTCAGAAGAGATGGCTTTACTTCGCCGGATCAACGCCGGACTGGAATCCGAGCTCGCTGCCCTTCGCGTGCCGGTGGGCCGGTGGGGCCGGTGACAGTGGAGGAAGCCGATGCTATTTGGCAATCTTACGATGATGAAGAAACGCACGAAGGGGGAATACAATCTGTGCGTGCGTATCTCGACAAACTCCTCGCTCCGCGCGTGGCCCAGGCTGTGGCGGCTGAGCGGGAGCGAATATTCCGACTCGTGAGGCGAGCTATGGGGGATAGTTGACTATGCTTGACGCTAAGAATAAACTGTCTGAGGCAGCGGCAGAGATGGGTCGTCTTGGTGGCTTGGCACGCGCCAAGTCCATGACGGCAGAGGAAAGGTCCGCACAAGCCAGAAAGGCAGTCGTTGAGCGATGGCGGAAGTACAGGAAGCGAAAGAAATCCGAGCGGTGACTCTCGCTGAGAGGTTTTGGAGCAAGGTCCAGAAATCAGAAGGGTGTTGGCTATGGATCGGTTGCCGACATCGGCAAGGATACGGGAAGCTTCACACTGGCGGGAAGATTGGCAAGGTAGTTCCTGCTCATCGAATATCTTGGGAAGTCAATTTTGGTCCGATTCCAGATGGATTGTGGGTTTTGCATAAGTGCGACAATCCGCCTTGCGTTCGCCCCGACCACCTTTTCCTCGGAGACCGGAAAGACAACATGGTCGATTGTGCCCAAAAGGGAAGACTGGCTGTCCAGAAGCGATTAAGAAAGCAGGTCTAATGATGAATGATTGCTGCAAAATTTTAGCAGATCGCCACGCCGCCGAACTAGCCAAATGGAAAGAAGCGGCCGAGCATCATTTGAGTGAATCAAACAAGCTTGGTGACAAACTGGCCAAGGTCCACCAGCTTCACAAAGCTGTTTTGGACAACAATAACCGTGCCCACGACGTCCGAGTGCAAGATATGGAGAGCCTTATACAGAGATATAAAGACGAGCAAATTGTCATGACTGATGAAATGGCCGCAGCCGACCAACGCTGGCAAGAGCGGCTGGCGAAGGTGGAGGCTGCGAACCTACAAGAGCACCATTCGCTATGCTCACAAATCGAACTGCTGCGAGAAGTGATCGAGGACTTACGAAAACAGCGAACCAAGGCCGTGGCCGCTGCCTATGAGGAAGCAGCCAAGATAGCTCAGCCGAGTGATTCTCCGCATCTGGACAGTCTCATGATCCGCACTCGCATTGCAAAAGCCATACGCCAACTTGCCGCCAAGCCCCAAGAGTGCACTTGCGGACCTACCGGCTGCGGCCTGCACATGGATGGCTGTCAATCCGCCAAGGTCCGCAAGCCGTCCCCTGCCGATCAGTTCGTCCAGAATGTCGGCTGGAGAATCCCATGAAACCGCATATCAGATGGCTCATTCGCCACGACATGGAAGAAGTGCTCGCTATCGAGCTAGAAGCCTTTGGTGAACTCGGCTGGAACGAGCAAGACTTCCTGTCCATGCTGCGACAGCGAATCACGATAGGGATGGTCGTGGATATCGAAGATCACGTTCGCGGTTACATGATCTACGATCTGGCCAAGGCCGAATTAGTTGTGCATAATTTCGTGGTGCAGAAATGTTGTCAACGAGAAGGCATCGGATCGGCGATGGTCGACAAGCTTAAGAGCAAACTTTCCAGCCATCGGCGGACCGGGATAACCATGAGCGTGCCAGAGACTAACCTGGATGCGTTGCTGTTCTTTCGCTCTCAGGGGTTCTTGGCGACAGGGATACTCCGGGACGACTACGAAGGCCCTTGTGGGCCAGAGGACGGGATCGCGATGGCTTACTGCCTCCCTGAGCTTGTGGAGGCACCATGAAACGCCCCAAGTATAGATCCAGCGGACGCGACAAGAAGAAGGAAGTTGTAGCGATAGTGCGGTCCCGGGTGACGTTTGGTCTACTGAGGAAGAAGGTGAAGCGATGAGGCATATCGATGTTAAGCTCGAAGAGTTCGTGTGGCTGGCCTCTCAAGCGAAGTGGGGAATTCAGAAGATTTCGATTCATGCGTGGTTGTGCGTGCAGTTCAAGTCGTTCGTGAGAATCGGCGACCAGATGGTGAGGTGCTGCCGTGGTTAGTGCAAGCCTGATCTGGCAACGCAGGATGATGGCTGCGGGAAACTGCAAGGGCTGCGGCAGGAAACGCAATCGGCACAAAACGCTCTGCGACAGGTGCCAGAATGAGCAGAATGACAGGACAAGGTCGCGTCAGCTCAACCTAGTCCGTGAGGGGAAATGCAGGCTGTGCGGCCGCGAGCGAGGATCGGGAGATAAGCTTTGCGACGAGTGCATGCGAAAAGATAGGGACAGGAAGAATGTTAAGTGAACCTTCTGCGACCGCTATCGTGAAGCGATAGAATTCCCCTTGAGAGGAAAATGCAATGGCCGAACGGAATTCTACTCAGGGACGCATGTCAACAGAGTTTACTGTTTGGTGCGGACGAATGGGCTGTGCCACCTGGTATCAGGTGTCATGCCGATCCAAGAGGGATGCCGGTAAGAAGGCCAAAGAAATCGACTGGCAACTGACCAGAGAGTTCGGCTGGCAGTGTCCGCGTTGCTCACAGAGAGAACGTGATCGGTATGCGGGCAGGTGAGGCCGCGTCCCAAGAGCGAGACGCGGCCGATAGGAAGGGCTAGGCTGTCAAGAAATCGATATTTCCAAGCGTTTCGATGGACTCGCTGCCATCGTACTCGTCGATGCGGAACTTAGTGCCTTCATCAATCCAAGCGACTTTCAAATCTCTGGCTCCAAGAACGCAGACGTATTCGCCAGGATAGGCAGCTTCGACGACACTGGCGGCGGCACCACCTCCCCCTTCCAGGAAAGCGTGGACGACTTTTTCATCCATGCTCATGAATTCAGCCAAGCCGTCTTTTCCATTGTTCCAGGTAGACCACCCGGCACCAAAACTAGGCGAGTAAAGAACGGCCACTTTACCGTCACGAATCAACTTGCTCATGTTTATTTCCTCCATATCCAGTGCAACAGATCATGCAACCACTGGCCTCCGAAGAAGCCAACCACGCAGACAGCGGCAACTAGGGCGTAGGGGTAGGTCAAGGGCATGGCTTGGCCTCCCGGCATTCAGAGGCATCCACGAAGAAGCAAGCCTTTGTCTGAAAGCTTGCCCATCCGTCTGGAGAAAGCCCATGCCTACGGTTTATGTGCGTGAATCGTACGATAAAGACGATGTGGTTGGCATCGCCTAGCACGTTCACGTAGTAGGAAGAATACCGATCAGGAAAATTGGCCGCTTTCCTGTAGCGATCAGCTTGGATGCGGGAATCAGTGGCCTGATGTTCGGCCCACTTGCTTATCCGCTTCGTGAACTCGCTGTCGAAATAGTCTTCCGGGCAGGCCGCGAATTCGCGCTCCACGTAGCCTCTGAATTCCTCCTGCAAGTCTTTTTGGTAGTCGATCTCAGTTTGTCCGAATCCAAGAACAAAGGCCACTTCACACCCTCCAAGCAGCAAGAGAAAAGATAAACAAGAGACAGGTTCAGTTCACGCACTCGCAGCACTTCTCATCCAGATAAGCCACCCACGACTCGCTCTGGTTCAGCCAATTGCCGATAACCTTGCATTCTTCCTCAAGAGCCGACCGTGTCGTGTCCTCGCCAGTCCAGATCTGGGCCGACAGCACGCGGTACTCGCAGGGATTAACCCAGCCGGTGTCGTCGTAGGTGAACTCGCAGGTAACGGAGACTTGGTAGCAGAGCATGTCAGCATCGGCTGAGCCAGGCAGGCGGTCGATGCAGAGTTCGTCTATGGTGTGTTCCAAGAGGCCGTATTCGTGGGTGGTCATGGGAGGCTCCTGTTAAGTGTGGCTCTAAGTGAGTCACTTACTTCCCCGAATGAGGCATCGGGAACACCGCCAGTCCACTGCATTAACCTCCGGCGGGGAAGCTTGAGGCTTCAGGCTGAATCGCTGCCTTCTCCAGCGATCCGAGAGGCGATGCGATAAGCTCGCATCCGGCTCCCACGACATTTGGCTTTCGTGAGCAGAAGCCGCCAGATTTTGTTCCCGCTGGCCAGGAAGCACTCTTGCCGGGTTGCGTCCGTCTTGGTTGTTTCAGCCAACCTCGCGAAGCTTGCGTGCGGTTTTGTGTCCCGTTCGCTCTCGACAATTAAAGTATATACTCTTTTGTCGGGACGTCAAGCCGATTTGGCAAAATAAAAAGATATTTGTCAAAATAGATTTCGGCGTGTACAATTGGGTCATGGGCAAGCCTGGGAGAAAGCCAACGGGAAAGGTCCGGGAGACGTATTGTTCTACGATGGACCGTGGTTTGCTTGCTTGGCTTAGGGGAACCGCAGAACAGGAAAGCCGTCCTATCAGGGAGATAATCGAGTCTGGCCTTGTGCGAGAGCGTGAAGCCCGCAATGGCCACGAACGAAGGGGCGGTGAGTTATGAATGCTCTCGGAGATCGCGTCATAGCCCAGCTAAGCCAGCGACGCTGCCAAAGATGTGGAAGCCTTCTATTTCACAATCTGGACATGATGGCCAGTTACCTGGATCAGATATGCGAGTACCGCAGCGAAGGACGATGCGAAGAGGCCAAGGCTATTGAGGAAGGCATAGAAGCGGCGAAGGTTTGTCTCTGTTGCACTACGGTGGACGCTATCCACAGGATGGGTGCGAAATGACAGCACAAGACGAAGTGGTCAGCGACAGCCAGTCCGATGCGTTAGGCAAACTGTGCGGCTCCGTAATGGCAGGAGCTATCCTTTGCTCGAAGGGTAACGACGGCCTGGCGGAGATGCAGTGCAACCCAGAAGTGATGGAAAAGGCGATCAAGAAGTGCTGCGTGAGAGCTTTCGGTTCTGAGGCTTACTTGCCCAAGACGCATCGTGAATGGAAGATATACCTGACTGAAGTCTTGCGGATGGGGCTGAAGATACTGGAGGCGGAATGATGGCGAACGGTTCCCCTGTAGATCAATTGGCAGATCACGGAGAAAGGCCGCTTACACCGGCTGAGTAAACGGGCTGACGGCAAACGTCGGCATTGGTGAGTTCGAGTCCACCCAGGGGAAATCGCCTACGTAGGCCAATTGGTAGAGTCGTCCGCTTGAGGGGCGGAATGTTGCTGGTTCGAATCCAGCCGTAGGCAATGGGGCACGTAGACCAATGCAGAGTCAACAGGCTTAAAACCTGTCCAGTGTCGGTTCAAGTCCGACCGTGCTCAAGCCGCTGTAGGCCAATGGCAGAGCCGACAGTTTTAGAAGCTGTTGGATGAGGGTTCAAATCCCTCTGGCGGCAATGGCTCAGGTATCCCAACTGGCAGAGGAGCTACGTTCAGAACGTAGTTGTTGCAGGTTCGATTCCTGTCCTGAGCACTGAAGGCCAGCTAGGCTAATTGGTAACGCCGCGATGCTCAAAACATCGTGAATTTCGGTTCGAGTCCGAAGCTGGCTAATCCACGACAAGTTCCGGGGGTGTAGTTCAAATGGCTGAACGCTGCGTCTTGGGCGCGGAATTGCGGGTTCGAATCCCGTCGTGAACCCAGAGCTTGTCGTGGTTAATTCAAAGGTGATACGATGATCGGCGGCATCCCCCACAACGGCAAAGGACCGGCGATGGTCGAGATTCCCGAGTTTATTCACGCTTGCAGCCAATTCGGGGACGGCTACTTGTTTCCGCCAGAGGCACGCGATGCTATGCTCAAGGGCGAAGTAAAGCGGCTCAAGGTGTTCAGTATGGTTCGCGGCCCGCAAGGTGAACTTATCGAACAGGAACGCATCGTGGACTTCGAGAAAGGCGAGACGCTGTGAGCAATGATCTTTACGCCACGCTCGGAGTCAGCCGCAAGGCACGCAAGGCCACGATTGTGAAAGCGTTCCGCCGTCTGGCGATGAAGCATCACCCAGACCGTGGAGGAGATCGTGCCGAGTTCGAGAAGATCGAAGCCGCTTACTCGATTCTAGGAGACGACGCCAAACGAAAGCGTTACGATGAGACAGGCGAAGTCGATGGACCTGCCCAGAATATTCTAGCTGACGTCATGCAAGTGCTAGGACCGTGCTACCAAGACGTGCTGAAGTCTATAATCGAATCAGGCAGGTCTCCAGAACATACCGATGTCTGCAAGATGATGCGAGACGCCATCGGTAACAAGATCAGCGAGATCAACCGAGAGATGGCCAAGCCAAAGAGGGTGCTGGCATCTTACCAGAAGCTTCTGGGGAGATGGTCGGCAAAGGATCAGCCGAATTTGATGGATGGTCTGACGCGACAGATGGCAGATGCTCTGCGGGACCAGATAAAGCAGATGCAAGCGTTTGCGGACAGGAACAAGCAAGCATTAGAGTTCCTGAAGGCATTCAGCTTCAAGTTCGATCCGCAAGAGATGCCACGCAGCATGAACGGGTTCGTGAGGCTCGGGCAGTGGACGACGGTTTGACATAACCCAAGGCAACAGCGTAGGTTGAACGAGATGATTTACTTCGTTACCGGAAGACACGACCCCAAAAGCCTAATCAAAATCGGTTACGTTAAAGGAAGCCTTGCCAAAAGGATAAGCGACATGCAAACCGGCAATCCTTATCGCATAGTTCCTTTGCTGATCGTGGATGGAGAAATCAAGGACGAGAAGGAATTGCAAAGGTCATTTTGTGGAGCGAGGTATCGAGGGGAATGGTTTAAGCCGGCCCCGGAGTTGATAAAATTCATTCGTGAAACCGCTGGAGAATGGATAGAAAAAGAGATAGTCTCGGCTTCGCAAGATGAACCCAGGATTGAGTATCTGGCGAAAACCCTAGGATGGGAACCTGAAGAAGTTCGCTCTGGTCTTTTGGCACTTCAAAACCGATAATCCGATTCAGAACCATGTCGAGAACCCAGCAATACGCCGACGACGAGATTCTTGAGGCCTTGCAGCTAACCAAGGGCAAGGTATACGATGCTGCCGACGTTATCGGCTGTTGTGCCGACACGATTTACGAACGGGCCAAATCCTGTCCAGCCATCCTCACGGCCATGAAGCACGCCAGGGGGAAGTTTCTCGACAAGTGCGAAGGCAAGCTTGAGGAAGCGGTTGATGCTGGCGAGCAATGGGCGATCAACCTTTCCCTGAAGACGTTGGGCCGCGAGCGTGGCTATTGGGACAAGACAGAGCAACAGCACAGCGGTTCCGTCGAGATCAAGACGGTCACTACCGTTCGCCCGTCTACCGCCAAGCCTCTTGACGCTAATGGCTTTCTGGCCAGACAATCCCTAAATGGAACAAGCAACGGAACAAACGGCCACGGTTGAGCCATTCTACGTTTACCTCCCCAATGGCGACGTTAGGATCAATCTCCACGAAGGGCAGGATGAAGCCGTCCATTGCCCCGAGAGGTTCATTCTCTTGCTCGCTGGTCGCCAATCAGGCAAGACCTGCACCGGCCCCCTCTGGCTACACAGGGAAATCATGAGGTGTGGTCCGGGGGACTACCTTTGCGTAGCTCCGCAATTCTCCCTGATGAACAAGAAGGTCTTGCCTGAGTTCATCCGCTACTTCGAGACGATCTACAATCTCGGCACCTATCGCTACACCGACCGAATCTTCCAATTCCACGACAAAGAAACCAAAGTCTTTTTCGGGCATGGCGACGATCCTGAGTCTCTCGAATCGGCCACGGCTAAAGCTGCGTGGCTAGACGAGTGCGGCCAGAAGAGATTCCGCATGTACTCCTGGGAGGCCATCCGGGGACGTCTTGCCTTGCATCGCGGTCGTGTTCTGATGACGACGACGCCTTACGACTTGGGATGGCTCAAGAGCGAGATCTACGACCGCTGCCCGCGACCAGGAAATAAGGGAGAGCCAGACTATCGGCTGATTAACTTCGATAGCCTGATGAACCCGGCATTCTCGCGGGAGGAATACGAAGACCTGCGAAAGAGCTTGCCTGGCTGGAGATTCCGAATGTTCTACCAAGGTCAGTTCGAGCGACCGGCCGGGATGATCTACGATTGCTTCGACGAGAAGTTCAACAAATGCCCGCGTTTCCAGATACCTTCAGACTGGAAGCGGTACATGGGCAATGACTTCGGGGCAGTGAACACGGCAGCCGTATACTTAGCTGAAGATCCAGGGACAAAGATCCTTTACGCCTATCGGGAGTACTGGCACGGAGGCAGAACAGCCAAGCAGCACACGGCGGCGATGCTTGACAGGGAGCTGGGCTTGCCGTTGGTTTGTGTAGGCGGTGCCCAGAGCGAAGAGAACTGGCGAGACGAGTTCAAGGCGGCTGGATTGCCTATTAGGGAGCCGGATATCAAGGAAGTGGAGGTCGGAATAAATCGGGTTTACGGTGAATTCGAGTCGCATTCTCTGGTAATATTCGATGATCTAAAGCACACGCTAGAGAACGTGATGAGCTATTCCAGGGAACTAGACGACTTCGGCCAGCCGACAGAGAAGATCGAGGACAAGGAGAAATATCATCTTGCGGACGCCCTTCGCTATGTGGTCGGTTACTTGCGTGGCAAACCTAAACGAGTCTGGGTGAGGTGAGCAAAGATGAAGCGTGAGCCATTTGACGACAGATTCAGTACCATCCGTCCTATCTGGCCAGTATTTTTCTGGCTCAAGTGCATTAAATGTTGCCATGAGTTTCGCCGTGAATATGGTTGGGCATTCAACCGCAATAGCGTATCAGAGAGGGTTGGTTGTCAAGAGTGTTTCCCGCTCAAGCAACACTTCGTTGACTACCTTAACCGTCCAATGCAGATGCCCAAAGGCGGATCAGGCACAGCACCAAGGACCAAGCCATCGCCTCCTCCGTTTACGACGATCACCAAAGAAGGCACTGAGTACAAGAGGTGAGCAAAGATGGACATGGGACCGTGGATCATCAAAGGCAATCGCTATCCGCCACGCATTTCGATGGCGAGTCGAGTCATTGCGTGGTTGTTTCTTAAGATCGGCTTCGTCCCTCTGTCGTGGTACGCCAAGGCCGTTGAACGTGAAACCGAACTTGAGGATGATTTGCGAATGCACGAGAGAATCAGCACATCCAAGCGGGTTGTTGAGTCTTATCGCGTGCAACCTGAACCAGACCGCAGAGGCTAACCAAATGAATGTAGTCGAGTTGATAGCCGATCAAGACGATTGTGCTTTCGACCAACCTTGCCGGTTCGGCCGTCGCGTGGAATGCCACGCCGTCTACTGCCACAACACGACATGGAAAGACGCTCCAAGGAAGTGTCATCGGTCAGCACAAGATCCAGAGTTCAGGCACGAAGCCTGTCCAGGATTCGAGACCAATCCCGCAGCAGAGGCTAACCCATGAACTACATCCCTCGCAGTGCCGCCCGCTCCATGATCCGAGCCGAGCAGAAACGCCAGGTACGCTCTGCCATCAGAGGCACAGCCACCGGCGAGAAGATCATGGGAGCCCTGATGCCCGGCAGGGGCTACGCCTTCCCTGGGGGATGGTCGCAGGACCGCATAGCCCAAGTCCAGCACATGAAGGACTGGACAGGAGTTTGCATTGACAAGCTGGCCTCTCTCTGTGCTCAGCTAGTGCCTAACTGTGCAGCTGTAGTGGTGGGCAATCCCAAGAGTAGGCAGAAGGGCTATAGCCCCTATCGGCAGCAGCTTGACGGTCTGGCCACGGGCGTCCGCAAGATTCAGCGGTATGACTGTGCTGGATATAGTTTCTCGAATCATCCCTATCACGCCAAGGCCCTGGGGGTAATCAAGCCAGAGGAAGAGCTAGAACCGCTTGCGTCCCGGCATCCGTTACGCAGGCTAATAGAGTCTCCCAACGATTGGGACACGCAGTACGATCACGACTATGAACTGGTGATGTTTCAGTATCTCTGTGGTGTGGCCTACGATTGGGCAGTGCCAGAATCGTACCACTGGGAGGATCACAAGGACTTCAGCACGCCGGTAGCCGATGGGCCGTTTGGTGATTATCCGCAAGAGTTGTGGTGCATACCGTCTCACTGGGTATGGCCGCGTAGTTCTGGTGGATCACTCGTCAGCCCAGAGCATCCTAATGCTGACAAGCTAATCGAGTACTACGAGATACGTCCTTGGGGTGGATTGGGCACGGCAGGGGTTATCAGAATCCCGCCAGAGCAGATTGTGCGGTACGCCTTCAAGTCGCCTATTAACAAGGTTGACGGCTGGGCACGCACGCAGATGGGGGCAGCATGGATCGACACGGACGATAGTATAGCTACCTGCCAGCGGTCGATGATGACCAACGGGATCTATCCCAGCTTTTGGCTGGAGATGGGCGAAGGATTCTCGGATCTGACGGACGACCAGGTAGACCGGGTAGAGGCGAAGATCTATGCCAAGCTCGGAGGGGAGAATCGGTTTGGGAGGCCGTTCATATCCTCTCAGGGGACCAAGCCTCATCCGCTGGTGTTTCCGCCGAATCAGTATGCCTTTGCTGACTCAGGGGACCAGTCGCGTAACAGGATCATCGCCCTGTTTGGTCTTAACCTTCCAGTGCTGGGCATGAGCGAATCCCAGACGTTTGGGTCGGTGCTGGCAAACCTCATGTCGGTGTCGGTGCATACGCTGAAGCCGCTACTAACGGCGAATGGGCAGACCAAGACGAAGTTCCTGGCACGGTACTTCTCGACGCCACAGCGGCCGCTGAAGGTTTGGTACGACGACCCGACGCCGATAGATCCGCAGCAATTGAATCTTGATATTTCATGCGACGTGGCGTCCGGGTCGATAGTTCCGAATGAAATAAGGCTTCTGAGAGGACGCCCGCCATACGAGCACGGAGGAGACGACCCAATTCTGCCGATGGGCAGCATTCCCATGCCCCTCAACACTGGCCAAGACCTCAGCGACCTCGCGGAACTGGTGCCCTTGCTCGGGAGGCAAGAGAACCCGGCCGCAGAGGAAGAAGAAGCCGAAGCTGGGCTGGGGAGTCCGCAGGTGGAGGAGCCGAATGGCGGGCCGTCTAAACGATGGGGAGGCAGGCTCAAGGGATTCAACGAATCCGACCACCCGCGAGGCCAACCGGACAATGCCGGCCAGTTTGGTCCCGCCTCTGGGGTTCCAGAGTCTTCGAGCGGCAAGCGTCAACCCAAGGAAGACGATCCGGTTAACGGATACTTGGGAGCCTTCAAGGAAGACAAGACGACGGAACCCAAGGAGATGGTCAAGGAAGCCCGCCAGGCCAATGCTGAACTACGCGACGAAGATTCCAAGTTTCGCATCGTCCCGGATGGCAAGGGAGGCTGGGATGCCAAGCACGTCAACGACATTATCGACGACTTCGGTTCTAAGATATGGACTATTCGCGTCCATCCCTTGACAGGTATGCCCGATGCCGGAGATCCAGATTACTTCAAGGACATGGACAATCTGGCAGGAGACAGGAGCAGTCAGTCGTATGTTCAAGCGTTCAATGATCCAAACGCGACTAAGGCCACTCAAGAAGACGCAGACAACGCCAATGCCGAACTAGCCGAAGAAGGCAGCAAGTACAAGCTGGTATTTAGCGACGAGTACGACCTCTGGATAGCAGAACCAGCCAAGCCACAGAAGTCCTACGGCCCTCGCTCCGCTCTACCCAAGTTCAGCACCAACGGAGTACACTGATGCGTAATCCCATAGACATGCTGATCGGTATAATCCTGTTCGGTGCTCCAGAGGTAGCGGAGTACTTCTGGCCGGTGGTGTCGTTTGTACTGGCGTTTGTTTTGGTCATTACGTGGTTGCTGAGGTGAGACAATGTTAGATCGTAGGCAGGCTCTATCTGGATTAGCGGCGTTGGTTGGTACGGGAGCAGTTTCTTTTGCTGGCCTTGAGCCAGAGAAGTTCAAGCGAGTTTTTCGGTACGACGGACATGGATGGCGAGAGATAGCTTGGGAGGACATGAAGCCAGGCGACGAAGTAATACTCATGGAAATCGGCGAATCTATTGCAGACAAAACTTACCTAACTGTCGATCTGCTCACGGTCGGAAAGATTGACGGACCGATTCAGATAAGTGTTGCTAAACTGCAAAACCTCACGCCGATCTACGGCAAATAATCATGGCCAAGATCCACTCCCGTTGCGAGCGGTGCAAGCGATTCGCCAGTCTGGCCAACGTAACGGTCTACGTGCCGCCTGGGACGCTGAAGGTGGCTAGGGTTTGTGCTGGCTGCGAATCAATCGTGCGTAATCTAAACGGCAAGTTAAGGCAGATGGTCACGAAAGGGGAACTCTGTGCAAGCGTACAAAAATCCGACGTTCGTAGCACCGGATCGGCGTTACAAGCTGATGAAGGTGTCACCGGAACTATTGCTGGTTAATCTGTTCAACGGCAGTATTTCCAGGGACTTTCCTGACGGTAACGTGTTGATCCAAACCGTCAGCCACGACATGCCAGAAGGCACACAGATCGAGGCCGTGACGTTCGACGACTATAGCCGATGTTTCATGTTCCGATTGTGGCGTGCGGACTGGCCGGAAATAGCGGAAGCGGCACACATACCTGATATCAACGTCACGTTCACGAGCCGGGATTTTACGCTGACTCCAGAAGCAAGCGGGATGTGGAGCAGTCATCCATCGTTCTGGCTGGAACTTGGCGAGAAGATGAACAGCCCAGAAACCGAAGCTAGGATCAAGGAGCTCGAAGCGAAGATCATGGCTAGCATCAACGCAGGAAATGCCGGTAAGCCGTTTGTTGCTCCTCCAGGGATCAAACTAGCCGACATCAAGGATATGTACGCCAAGCTACAGTTTACGCAGACAAGCCAGGAGATTGGCAATACTGGAGACATCAGGTTGCTAGCTCCTGAAAGCGAAGAGACACGCAAGGTAAATTTCAGGGAGTTTTTATGAGCGAACTAACCGAAGCCAAGCTTGAGTACAGCATCCACAGCGACATGAGTGGAGTACATTTATTGCTCCGCAAGCGTGACACCATAGACCGCGAACGCGGCTTTGTGGGCGAGAAGCTCCCTATCCGCCGCGAGGACTTGGATACGCTCAAGACGGCGATACGGCAGTTCTTTGGGGATGAGGTTTGGCCAGAAGCGTGCTTGCAAGTCAATATCGCTTCTGGGGAGCCCATTCCGCCAGTCACCGCCAAGGCAATTCAGGACATGTACGTGAAGATGCAGCCTGGATTAATCAATCACGGAGCAGGGACGTGCAGTCACTGGCAACCAGAAGCCAGCCAACCTGGAGAACCGTATAAGGCATGCGATAGGGAAGTCGTGGGCGGAATGAGGATTCCCGACGAACTCTTGCCTGCGATAGCGGCATCTATGAGTGAGCAAACCGACCAGCCCACACTAAACGGCATGCCGCTAGTGTTCACGCACAAGATTTGCCAGTTTGGCAACGGAGAGGAATTACGGCTGGTGGGGCCATCCAAAGTTAGCGAGCCTAGTGTCCCAGAGGCAGGCAAGGTCAACTTCAGGGAGTTCCTATGACGATTGTCAAGAGTTCCAAAATAACGATCCAAGGAGAGAAAGGAACCGTCAATATATCCTGGGACAGACGCACGGCAGATACCGTAGACGTTGGCCAGATAATTTTGAAAGCCGGAGACTTGGCATCGTTGCGTAAGGCCATTCGGATAGCGTTTGGCGAAGACGCTTGGCTAACTGAGGAAGACCTCAAGATATGACAGCTCTCCTCCAACCAGCCAGCCTCTACCCGCTGATAATGCGACTTCGGCACATACTGGCGATGCAGCGTGCCGACGTGATGATGCGTCTGCCGGCAGCGATACGCTCTGGTCAGCCGATCTCCCTGGAGCATTGGACTAAGCCAATGGCCGACGTGCTAGTTCACGTCATGGGGCCTTACTGGCAGCAAGGATTGCTACGCGGCAGGCGGGAGGTTGCGAGGGTCTTGGATGGGAGGCCGCTGCCGAGCGTGGCACCGGAGATAGTCGAAAGGAGCATGCGTCAGAAGACGCAACCTAGATATTCCAAGGCGTTGCTGCGAGAGAGAAAGAAGGACTTCGCGTTGGCCATGTCATCGCCGCGTACCTTCAACTTGCACAATCCGTCGGTTTTGGAAGCCATCGACCGTGCAACTTTTCTCTTCTGCGACACCACTAATGCGACCGCGACTCGGGACTTGAATGAAGCCATAGCCAAGCTCCGAATCGAGATTGACCAGGGCGTAGAGGCCGGCGAATCGTTTCGAGACCTTGGCGATAGAGTGCGGACGCTTTTCGATACGCCGAGAGCGGCACTCATCGCGACACAGGAAAGCTCGCGTGCCCTCAATGGCGGAAGCCTGATTGCCTACGAGAAGGCTCAATGTGAAGGGTCGGCGTGGTTGGCAAGTACGGCACCATGCCCTATTTGCTGGGATCTCGATGGAGAGGAAAGGCCGTTTGGTGTGCCGTTCTACGTCGACCCTCGCGGCGGACCCTATGCTACCTGGTATTTTCCTCCAGGGCATCCGTGGTGTTACTGTACGTCAACGCCAGTGCTTGCTCTTTAGCCAGTCAGGGATATAATCAACGCGGGCCAGACGTTGTCGCGTCCAGCCCGCAACAATCACCAGCTTTTAGGGAGCCGGATCATGTCTGAAGACAAAATACCAAGTTTACGCGAGAGTGTCGCACGTTTGCGTCTGCCTCAATCTGAATCTAATTCAGTAGACCGCGTGGCGACATGGTTCGCAATCGTGGCTGGTTGCACCGGATTGCTGTTTTTGGCTTCAGTGTCGATTCTGATGCTGGCCTTGGCTTATAAGGTGATATTGGAATGAACATTTCCAAAAGAATCGAGAGGGCTGAGAAAATAGCTTGCAGCGAACAATGCGAGACATGCAAGCGTTTCACACTATCCAAAATCAATCTAGAAGTAGACCTTGATGGTGCGGTTAAAGTCCAAACTAAGTGCGAGCATTGCGGACGGCAAGACGTTTTCACATATAGAAATCTCGGAGCGTAATGTCATGCACACAACCCAGTCCAACCACAACGCCGGTAACGTGGTCAACTCTGTCATGACTGATGAGCAAGCGACGGTGCTGGCTGAGATAATTGCAGAAACAACTCTTGCTGTGCGGCACAATAGACCTAGTGAGTCTGGGACTATTATTGAGGTCAGGACTGGCGATGAATCAGACAGAGACACGGCTCAATGGCTTGGCGGGTGGACGCGGGCAGGATTCGAGAACTTGGTTAAGCGGATCTTGATGGAGGGGTGAATGGCGAGCAATGGGATGACCAAAGAATTCGTGGACATGATTTACAAGCTCTACGGCAACTCTTCGGCCGTCAACATCCTTTTGAGCAGGCTCGTCAAAAAATATGGCGACGAGTCAGACAAGAGGGACTACGAATCGCTGATGAAGGAGCGTGACGAAATAGCCGCTGATCTATTTGGAGGCTGAGCCCATGCCCCGCTGTCGCGAGAACCGCCGAGCCAGACTGAGACGCAGGCGGAAGCATGAGGATAGGTTGGCTATCCCTCCGATGGAGCGGACGATACGGAAAATGTTCAGGCAGGCGGCTCGCTGGTACAAGCACTACGCTTTTGAAGTCGGAGTAAGGCCATGAATTTGCGATGTCCTTTATGCAGAGAAGAACTTACGAGCACTGGAGATTTTTGTGGAGAGCCAGTGTTTGCTCAGGCGTGTAGCTGCAAGCTTGCTGAACCTAGAAATATTGTCTTTCGTGGGCACCATTTAACAATAGTTCGGGACCGAGCGTATTGGGAAACTATTTTCAACAATTCTCCGGCTTGGTGGCTAGCTGTCAATAATCCTGGCAAAATGGAATGGAAGGGCGGAATCTGGCAGTGCGTAGACATGGATGATTCAGTTTGACTTTCCTCTTGCATTTACTCACTCCCATGCCTAGCCTTTGAGCATGGGACAATCCATCGATAAACCCGACAAGTCAGACTGGTCGGCTCTGGAGACGGACTGTCTCCAGTCAGTCAAGCCTGTCGTTACGTCTACGCCAGATGAGCCAGTGTTGCCTCTAGGCGAGAAGATAGTCATGATTGCAGCTACCCGGAGAGATGGGCCTATGCCGGGCTTGCCTCAGACTGCATCGGACGTGCATACGCAGCCGGGGGCGGAATGAGCCTATCCGCCCTACATGCTGACATCGCGGCCCGCTATGACCGGCTGAACCAGAGCATCAGCAAGGGTAAGATCAAGCCTGAGCAGGCGGCGGTGTTGTCGGATCGGTATGCGTGGCCGGTCAGCAAAGACGGCACGCTGGGGATGGGCCAGCATGCGTCAGCCGAGCGGAAGTACATCGACAGCGTAGAGGCGTCCTGCCCGTTCATTATCTCGACTCAAGACGAGGATAGCGACGGTGATATTGTTGTCTCCCGTGGAGCTGACCTTAGTCGCTTTGCTCTCAATCCGGTCGTGCTACTTGGTCACGGCTCGTACCAAATGCCTATCGGAACAGCCAGGGCAAAGGACGGAACAATCTCCGTTTGGCCCGAAGAGAATCGCGTTAGAGCTAACTGCTATTTCGATATGCCTGATCCTGATTCTGCTGCGGTCTATGGCAAGGTCGAACGGGGCATTCTGAACGCCACTTCCATTTCGTTCTTGCCTCTTCAGGCTCACAAGCGAGAATACGACAAGGCTCACCATGACGGAATGATGCCGCCGGGGTGGCTGTTCCAGCGGTGGCAGCTCACTGAGTTTTCGATTGTGAGTGTGCCCGCGAATGCCGGTGCCGTACGGGACTGGCTAGACTCCGACAAGGACTTGAGCCCCAAGCTTCAGAAGGCCCTACAACCGTTCGCGGCCGTCGCTAAAGGCTGCTTTAATGGCTACTGTCCGTGTCCGCCATGCGATAAAGCTTGGGACGAAGCCGACCATCCAAGAGGGCAGCCGGAGAATGCTGGGCAGTTTGGTCCGGCGAGTGGAGTGCCAAGCACGGATAGTGAATCGGCAAAGGTTGCATCCGAAGACTATAAAAATAACGGTACCAAGGCTAAGGCTTTCAAGGAGTGGTTTGGAGACAGCAAGGTAGTAGATAAAAAAGGCAAGCCTCTTGCGGTCTACCACGGAGCCCAATCAGATTTTGATGAGTTTGATTCTGCAAAAGCCGGATCGAACGCTTCTTTTGCAGGCAACGGTTTCTATTTTTCCGAGAACGAGAAGATAGCCAGATCCTACTCGTTTGAAGACGGAAAGATCATAGAAGCGTACCTGAAGGTGAAAAATCCTTTCGACTTTAAAGCCTCGGTTGGCGAAGATGGCCTGAGAGAATTGGCCAAGAAGGTGTCTTCCCTGTTTCAAAAAGAAGGCGTCACCAAAGATCAGCTTGAGCAAAAATTGCTGGGGGCATTTGGCGTCGACGGCAGTGGCAAAGCAGAGGCAATTAGCGGTTACTTCGTACACAATTCGATAGCCTCTGTCATCGGGAGCAAGAACGTAAATTCCGTCATCGAAAAGCTCGGCCACGATGGCATAAAGTATAGCTCCATGAATGCCGCAGGAACGCCAAGAGCAAGCAGCAAAGAAAAAGACTTAGGATTAGTTTGGGTCGCTTTCGGCCCTAAGCAGATAAAATCGGTTGACAACGATGGGACTTTTGACCCTGATAGCCCTAACATCCGAAAGAAAGCCAAATACGAAAGTCACCTAGGCCAGTTCCTTCATGCCCAGAGAGTCAAAGACATGACAAAGAAACAGAACGCGGCCGTGCTAACCTCTGGCCTGCCGGGTGCGAAAGCCTGCCACAAAAGCTACTGCGCCTGCAAATCGTGCAAGAGCGTTTGCAAGTCCAGTGTAAATGGCCACTTCATCACGTATTGTTCGTGCGGGAAAGTCATTGCTCAATGCCGATGCACCAGCAAGGACAAGATCAAGAAAACGATTACGGACGGGTGTTCAGAGTGTAAGCGCTCAAAGGGTCTTCCAGAGGAGGAAGACGCCGTATCTGGTGCCGAAGCGTCTGGAACGAATCCCGAGCGGCACGAGCATGAGGAAGAAGGGGCAGAGCACGAGAAGACGTTGCAAGAATCGGTTGCCGCGAAGATGCCCAAGCTGATGGAGTGCGGCTACACCGAACCGCAGGCGATGTGTCTGGCTGCTCATTTGCACGGCAAGGGTCTGGAAGGCGAAGACATCACAGGACACGAAGAAGCGGCCAAAGCTCTTGGCTACACCAAGAAGGACGACATGGGTGGCGAAGAGTCCATGTCGCTGAAGAGCTTCGTGAAGTCCGTCAAGAAAGAAAGCGACTCGGAAGCCCTCGATGAGTCACACGAAGGGGAAACCGAATCCGCCAGCGAAGGCGAAGAAGCGGACGAAGAAGAGGAAGAGAAGCCGCAATACAAGCCATCCGCCAAGTGCCTTGGTGCGATGCACAACCATATGAAGCTTGCTCACGACTTCTTGAGCAAGGAAATCCCGGTGATGGATCATCCCCAGCTATCCAAGGCCATGACTGCCCACGTCAAGGACTTGGAGGGCCACATGGAGAACTACAAGGATCTCGCAGGCAAGTACCATCCCGATCTCGACTTCGAGAAGATGTGCAAGGATCTCGGTGGCGAAGGTGGAGAAGCCGAAGAAGAATCAAACGAGACTGGTGCTGGCGAGTCCAGCGAAGCATCCTCGGAAGAAGGAGACGGCCGCAAGACGGACGACGAAAGCCCCGCCGAGAAGGTGCAAGAATACCAGCATCCCAAGGGAGCCAAACGTCGCGTCCAGAAGGCCATGATGGATCACGGCTGCGTCAAGGAAGCTGCGGACTACATGGCGGAAGCGTCCAGAGATGCTACAATGCCGCGAACGCACAAAGCGGCGATGTCTCACCACTGCTCAGCCCTTACGGGATACTGCAAGGCGATAGAGACAACGCCAGCGGAGCCAGTACGGGAAGGCGACCCGAATGAGGTGCCGCCGGAAGCTATGAAGAAGGTTGCCGAGCGGTTCGACCAGTTTGCCGATTTGATCTTCCTGAAGACGGGGCAACGGTTCTAATGCCGGAAGTTATTGGCTATGGAACGCAGAGGTCTACAAAGCTTGAGCAGACGGTTCAGGCTTTTCGGGACCAGCTCGTTCAGGCTCAGAAAGAAAAGACTACTGGCCAGATCACGGCTCTGGTAGACTTGGGCGAAGGCGGGATCAATAGCAGTAAAATCGGAGTGGTCAAAAACGTCCTAACTAAATAGTGGTCCCGTCAAAGCGGGAGTTCATCTCAGCCCTCCGGGGAATTGAGCATGAGCCTGCGGGAGAAATCTCGCGGGCTTTTTCTTTTCCTGGAGAACAAATGGCAGCATTTTCCAATCAGACGGCGGTCAAGGACGTAGGCAAAGACCTCATGGAGAGGTTCGACAAGATCGAGAAGTTCTTTACCGACAAGGCTGAAAAGGAAGTCAAGCAAGCTCCGCGAATGGCCATGTCCAAGTTCGTTCCGGCGGGGACCGATCCGGGATGGGATCAGGATCACATTCAACGGCTCTCGAAGTCTTACGATCCAGGCAACATCGAACACCTGATGCGGATGAGCAAAGGTCGCGTCAGCCCGCATGGTTCCGCTATCAAGAAGATGTGCCTCGCTGGGATGCCGACTTATAAGTCTCACTACGAGCAGACGTACGGTGAGCTGTCTCCTGAAGATCGGGCATACGGTAACGAGCAGTTTGAGCGAGACTGCAAGTTTGTGCCGTGGTACTCGCTGGCCAACAAATCCATCCGCAGCGGGACGGGGGAGATCCACAAGGCCAGCAACATGGCCGAGAACTCAGGCATCCTCGGTGGCTATGCCGTTCCTCCTGATTTCAGGAATCAGGTCCAGACGATTCAGGAAGAAGAGTCTACGATTCTGCCTCGCTGCATGCGGATTCCGCAGACGACCAAGACATCGACTTGGCCCATGCTGGACATCTTCACCAACTACGGAACCGGCAAAAGCCCTTACGAAGCGAACGTCTTCCAGTCGTGGCAGCCTGAAGCGGCCCTCATCAATCAAACCAATACCCAACTTCGCCAGTTCAATCTAAGCAACTGGGATCTCGTCACCTATATCGTCATCAGCAACGACCTGTTGCAAGACAACAGCGTTGGCCTGGACACGATCATCACGACCCTGTTGGCGAGTTCGGCAGGCTTCTACATCGAATACGCCTTGATGAATGGCCTAGGCAGCAATAGTAGCATGCCCCTTGGTGTGCTTAATGCTCCTTCGACCATCGGCATCGACCGGCAGACCAGCAACACAATCACAATCTCTGACGTTCTCACGATGTACTCGCGGCTCCAGAGCCGGTCGTGGGATAGCTTCTGCTGGCACGCTCACCAGAGCACGATTCCGGCCCTTGCGGCACTCGTTAGCAACGCCACCACTGGTCAGTTCGCCTTGCTCGACCCGAACGGCCAGAACGGCATGGGGCCGTTGGCTGGGCGGATGGCTGACAAGCTGTTCGGTGGTGCTCCGCTCTACTTCACGCAGACCTGCCAGCAACTAGGCTCGACGGGAGACTTGCGGGCCAACGACTGGAAGCACTACTTCGTAGGCGAGCGAATGGGGCTTCAGGTTGCTGTCAGCGACCAGTTCTTGTTCACGAATAATCAGATTGTGATTCGGTCGGTTCAAAGATTGGGCGGAGCGCCGTGGACCCCGACGACCATAACCGATGCACAAGGGTTCACTATTAGCCCATTTGTTTTGCTCGACGTACATTCCTAGGCCACATAAGGACTTATGCCAACATCGCTACGCGACCACATGCGACGAAGGAAAGCCTCCATCCCGAAAGGATGGACTGGCTTCCTGTCGGCATTGCGTAATAGGCAGCACAAGCAGTTAGCGGACATGGGATCGGTTTTGGTATCGAAAGCATCGGTCCAGAACGAGTCGAGTGGTATCACAGGCGGCTATTCGGTGCCTCCCGATTTCAACCTGATGATCGCGACGACCTACGAAGAGGAGTCGTTCTGGTATCAGCGGGCAACCGTGGTGCCGATGCTTAGCCTTGAGACGGCCTTGCCGATTCCTAATGCTTCGGCTCAGACGGCTGGTACGGCTCCGTGGTTTGGCGGGATGGATCTAGGCTGGGTCGGGACGCCTATCGCCACTAACACGACGTTCTCGCAAGTCAGGCTGACCGCCAAGAGCTTGACCGGTGTCATCACGGTATCTAACGACCTCGCGGCGGACATGGGTCCGGGTGGCGACGAGTTCCTCTTTACCATCTTCGCTCGCGGGGCGGCGTACTACGAAGAGCTAGCGTTCCTTCAGGGGACTGGAGTAGTCGCGGGAGGGTCTAGTCCTCAGGCTCAGCCTCAGGGGGTAATCAATGCTCCTGGAACGGTGGTTATTACTCGCAAGACCACGAACCAGATCAATCAGCAGGACGTTAATGGCCTTGCCGCCGCTCTTGCTCCGAAGTCGTGGACGAAGGCGATATGGGTGTGCAGTCCGACTGCTCTAGCTCAGGTTATGGCCATTACCGGATACGTTCCGAACCAGCAAAATGGCTTCGATACCGACCACGTATCGGCAGCCGGATCGCTCGCAGGCAGACCGTTGTTTGTGACCGACAAGGTTCCAGCCCTTGGGACGCAAGGTGATCTTGGATTGTACGATCCAAGCCAGTACGTGATCGGTGATAGGGCTGAACTGATTGTGCAAGCCAGCACAGAGAACAAGTTCACAAACAATCAGACGGTATATCGGATCTGGAGACGCCTGGACGGTACTCCGATCTATGGCAAGCCAATTACCCTAACGGACGGAGCTACGCAAGTAAGTTCGTTCGTCACTCTGTCCAAATAAGGAGCAATCATGATTTCGGCCTACTTAGAGCAGCTGACACAAGGTCTTTCGTGGCCATGCTCTCCGCTATTCACCGTCAACGCCGCCAGCAACGCCACGGCGTCCACAATCGGCCCAGTCTTGGCCAGCGAGTTCGAGCGGTTCATTGCCGTGGTCGAAGTCTCGACGGTCACTGGGGCAGGCAACGTCTCGGTGTACTTGCAGGGCAGTAACTTCGCCAACGGTGCGAACGCCGTCAACATCAGCCCGACGAACGTCGTTGGGTTCTCGAACACGGCGAATACGCTCATCACCGTGGAGGCTCGCGGGGACCAGCTTCCCAGCACTGGCAATGCCTACATCTTGGCTAAGGTGCTGATCGGCGGAAATTCCGTCTTCACTGGCGGCATGTTGATTGGTGCGGGTGCTCGGTACAGCCCTGCGAGCAATTACAATAACCTGAACACGCTGCCGGTTGCTAACCAGATCGTGTACTAATGGACGACATCGAAAAACGTCTGGCACAGCAGCTTGGTTGCGGGCCAGCGACTTCCGCTAGCGGTTTCGTGCCAACTGAAGAATATGCCGGGCCGCAAGCTTCACCGGAGAGCAAAATGATTCCGACTTACGTTGACGACAGGCGGCGGACGCATGCCCCCTCGGCTGCGAGCATGCGGCCTCCCACTGTGCCTCCCGAGCATGTTCAGGACCATCCGTTTTGCGATGCTCCCGGGATGGCTCCCGAAGCAAAAAAGGACGTGGCGGAATGGTTCCAGATCTTGGACAGCTACGTCAAGGCCAACGACGCAAGGTTCTCGGCACTCGAAGGCAGGCTTACTGTGCTGGAATCGAGACCGGCAGTGCAGGCCGACGAGAAGACGCTGGCGGACTTGAACGGCCGCATTGCTGCTCTTGAGGCCAAGCCAGCGGCGGACAGCGATTCTATTGCGGCATTGCAGGCTCGCGTTGTTTCACTGGAGGAATTCCAGGCAACGCTGGTCAAGTAACTCTCTTAACTTCTCTAGGAGGAAGTTTCGTGAGCGAGCAGATTGAAAAACCAATTGTCTTCATAGCCCACATCTCTTACGGACTATGCGTGCGGGCGTCAGCAAGGCAAGTAGATTGCCATACGCTCAAACCCGACGACCCCTATCAGCCAATCAGGTACAACACTGGATTCTCCTTGCTGGCCCATGCGTTTAATGATGCGTGGTGCCAGGCGTTGAATCAACAGAAACTCGGCATGAACATCAAGTACTTCGTGATGCTTCATGACGACATCGTTCCTGAGGACTGGTGGGTCCGCCAGCTTATCGACGACATCGAGCCGACCGACTTCGACATGGTTTCCGCTCTGGTTCCTCTCAAGGACACGTCGGGAGCTTCGAGCACGGCCGTAGACAAGTTCGGCAATAAGCACGAGCAATGGAATCCGTCTCCTGGGGACCAGTATCTCTGGGAACGTCGAGTCACCATGAAGGAAGCAGCCAAGCTCCCAGCGGTGTTCACAGCGGCAGATTGCGGCTACGCCGATAGGCGTCTCCTAGCGAATACCGGCTGCTGGATCTGCCGCTTTGATCGCCCCTGGAGGCACGAGACTGACGAGCATGGCAACCTGAAGATGTTCTTCAAGATCGACAACCGCATTCACATGAACAACGGCAACTGGACTGCCGATTGCGAACCTGAAGACTGGTTCTTCTCTCGACAACTCCAAAGACTCGGCGGCAAGGTTGCGGTGACTCGAAACGTGAGGCTGACGCATTACGGGCTAACTCCTTACCCGAACTACGCCAAGTGGGGATGCGATTACGACAAGGCTTTCGCGGAGAACGTCGGCTACACGCCCATCGGTGAAAAGCAGCCCGACATTAACTTCAGCTATGACTCGACTGAATTCCCAGACGTGCGGGGCTTCCTGAACGACGACGAAGGCAGATTGCTTGCGGAGATTGCCAAGGATAAGAGCGTTCTGGAGATCGGCTCTTATTGTGGTCGGTCGACGATCTGGATGGCTCGCACGGCGAAATCAGTCCTTGCGGTGGATACCTGGAATGGCAAAGGCATGGACGGGGAAGACACCCTTGCGGTGTTTACAGAGAACATCTGCCGCCACAAGGTCGCCCACAAGATCGACATTGCCGGGGGCACGATCAAAGCGACCAGGAAGGCTAACGGCTGGTACGAAGGCTCTCCGCACTACAACCCTGAAGGCTGGCCCTTCCAGTTCATCTTCATTGACGCCGGCCACACCTTCGAGGAAGTACAATCGGACATTGACGAATCACTCCCGTTGTTGTCCACGGACGGCCTTGTAGCTTTCCACGACTACGCGAGGGCGATAGATCCTGGTGTGACTCAGGCGGTAGATTTGTTAATCAAACAGGGTGCGGAAATTGTAGCCCGTGCCGGTACAGTCATTGTTTTGAAGGTGCAAAATGTCAGACGAGAAACAAGAACAAGCGGAGAAGGACCGGCAGAAGAACGCCACCTTGGCGGACCTGAAACAAATGGTTTCGGAGCAAGCCAAGAGCATCGAGACGCTGACGCAGCAAGTAGCATCGTTGCTGGTGAATCGGCAGCCACTTTCTCAGCAGTCGTCTCAGCATGAATACCTGATCTCCAAGGGCTGGTCGCCCATTGGGATAGACGACAAGGGCAACGAACTATGGAAGCCTCCCGAGCAGGACGTCAAGATCTGGCAGAAGGACGTGACCTATCCGTCATCCAAGGCTCCTGATGACCGTAGTCGTGACACGACGTTCAAGCGGACCATGATTCCGTCGCTTGAACTGCAATGCACGACTCTCCAGGCGGTGTTCCGGCAGAAGCAGAAGGATAGCAAGGTTGCGTAATGCTGACGACGTTGGCGAATTTGATTCTGACTCCAGCAAGTCCGCCGACTAACCCGGTGTGGCTCAATCTATTGCTGACTGAAGCCGACACGGCAATCAAAACCTTCATAGGTTACAACCCGGAATGGACGAGCTATCCGGGTGTCGGTGTCAGTGCAAGCACGACGGGGGAGTCTGGATTTTACTCTGGGCAAGATCGGCCCGACATTGTTATCAGGCAGCTTCCTTTGCTGCTGCCAAGCACCACGATTGCCGTAGGGTCCAACAATCAGGGACTGCCGCAGAGCACGATCAATGTTGCCAGTACGTCAGGGTTCAATCCGGCCGGCGGGACGTTCACGGTAGTCTTTCAGCCGAGTACGAATCCGAACGCGGCGGCGATCAACTACACGGGACTGACTTCGACAAGCTTCACGGGATGCACGACGCAGAGTACCGGGACGCTTGCGAGTGGCCAGCAAATATGGGGAATCGCCCTTTGGTTCAACCAGCAAGGCTATGGAGGTCAGGCACCGCAGGCTTTCAGTAATCAGACGCTCCTGACAACCGGGCAAGCCTACATGGTGCAGACCACAAGGCAGTTACCTTTGCCTGGAGGTGGATCAGTAGCGGCGGCTCCCGCAGGGCTTATTCGTCGTCTGGGTAATCAGGCTTTTGTCGGGACGGGATTTCCGTATTCATTCGGAGGATGGGGCAGAAACGCGAAACTGTCTGCTCAGCAGCTTCCTCCGTGGCCTCCAGGCTACCAGAACATTCAGGTAGCGTACCAAGCAGGGTATCCGGTGATTCCGGCGGACTTGCAGTTTGCCTGCAACTTACTCGTCCAGCAAATGGTAATTAATCTACCCTTTGGCGGGGCCTTGCAGTCGCAAACTTTGGGAGCGTATTCGTATAGCCTTTTGGCTCAAGCGGCAGTCGGAATGATGCCACAGCTTGCAACGGTGTACTCGATACTTCGCCGGTACCGCGATATTTCGTTTGGAACGAACTGATGCCTAGCCCGACTAGCATGATGGAGTCTTCTGGCTTCCTGCAAAGGGCGGCAATCGGTCGCGATACGCAACAGGGTGTCACCCAGACCTGGGAGACTATTACTCCGTCCGTGCCATGCTCGATCCAGCCAGCTAACGCCACGGTGCAATTGCTCTACAAGCAGCGAAATTCAGAGATAACGACCATCGTCTATTTGGCTCAAGACATCGGGGCACAGGTCAACGATAGGTTCGTTTACTCCAGCCCGGGAGGAGAAACCGGAACGCTGTTGATACTGGCCAACGCTCAGCAGGTGAACCGGGGAGTAGTGTGGAAGATCGACGCCAAGCAGATACCGGGGGCATTTACTCCGGTAGCCGTGGCGTTCGAGATATCCGCTCCCACCGCAGTAGGCATAGGCGAAAACTTCTCGTTCACAGTTCAGGCGGTAGACGCTCTGGGCAATCCAGTTTCGTCGTACAACGGCACGGTGGCGTTCTATGCCTTCGACGATCTTTTCGCTGTCTTGCCATCGCCTTCGGCAATCACCAGCGGAGTTGGGACGTTCGTGGGGCAATTGAACACGTTTGGCTCACAGATACTGCTAGTTCAAGACGTGGCCAACGTGCAGATATTTGGGCAGACGATCATAACGGTTAGCGATTCGTCACCAGACAACAATTTCGCTGGGAGCCAGTTCCAGTTCGCTGGTTCTGAATTTGACTTTGCAGGAGCAACATGAGCCAGATTCAAACCATTCAGCTTGGCACTGCTCCTGCCGGAAGCGACGGCGATTCCAACCGCACGTCCAGCACAAAGATCAATCTGCTACTGGGGCCATTGGTAGGGGCAAGTGGCAAGGTCGTCATGGAGGCTGGCATTCCGGCCGTTGTGACCGACCCGGCTTCGCTGCTTGTGGCGAACAACCTTAGCGACATAGCCAACGATGCCACCGCGAGGGTCAATCTAGGCGTCCCGTCTGGGTCGGGAGTCAGCACAGGGACCAACACCGGCGACCAGACGCTCAATGGACTGCTACCATCGCAGTCCGGGCAGTCTGGAAACTTTCTGACTACAAACGGATCGAACGCAAGCTGGGCTGCTACCTCTGGTGGAGGCGGCAGTATACCTGCGGGCACGTTCGATGTTGTCGCTACCTATCACGGTTCTGGTTCTGCCCAGACGACTACTGGCAACATCAGTTCTTCCAGCAGCACTACCACGCTAACCGTCGGTAGTGCAATCGACTTCGCGATCAATCAGGGCATTTGCGTCATCGGGGCTGGGGCAGGCGGAACGAATCTTGTCACGACCATCAGCAACATTGTCGGGACTACGATAACGGTTGCCAGTCCAGCTTTGACCACGGTTGCCGGTGCAGTAGTTCAGCACGACGACACCCTTGCAATCAACACGGCCTTGGCCGCGGCTCTCACGGCAGGCGGCGGCACTGTCCTATTAAGCAACATAAACGGCGGCCGATATCGTTGCAGTGGGGCACTGAACGGCACGACTAATTCAGTGCTGACTATTCCTCAGAACTCATCTGACGCCTCTGGCATCTACCCACACATCATTCTTAAAGGAAGCATTGAAGGGAAGTCGAACACGGTCACGGAAAGCGGATATGGCAACGTCATGCTTGACTTTCTGACCGCTCCCGCCGCTAGCGGAACGCAGCCTTCAGGTTTTGCCGTTCATGCCTTCGTAGATCCTCCCGATGGGCTGGATACCAACGCCAACCCCATCAGAATAGAAATTGACGAAATCTACTGGCTATTTCGTGGAAATTCAGACCTCAACGGAATCAGCCTAAATAACTCCCTGCAAGCAAGGATCGGGAACAATGTCGTTGTAACCACCCAATCTGTAAGCGGGGCCATTGTCCAGCCGACGAACCAGACGTGGGGCATCCGCATGCCCGGCCTTGGAAACAACGTCTATTCGTTTGCAGGAGCCTGCCAGGTCATTGGGTTCTATCACGGCATATGGACGGGTGAGCTTTGCGTTCTCGGTCGCCCCTACGTCATATTTTGCGTCAATGCCTTAACCCTTGGAGGAAGCCTCCATCCAGTAATCGGGTCGATTTGCACGCAAGATAACAACCACGATGTGAACGTTCTTCAGAACACTCCAAGCGCCCCCGTAATAGCGGTCAATTTGATCGTCGAGTCTGAAAACTTCACCTCGGGTTGGTGGAGCACCGCGACATACAACATAGTAGACCCCGGCAACTGGCTGCGTGGATTGATCCAGTACACCACCGGCTCGCAGAACGGCACGACTACAACAAATTGGACAAGGAACGGGGCTCAGCTTTGCCAGATCGTCAACAGCGCGATAGGCCAGCCGATCACTCAGACTTTCAAGGGCGACAACGCCACTAGTTCAGTCACGTTTCAGTTGCCGGTCGGCTGCACCAACCTTCGGATCATGTTCACGGGCGGCACCGACAGCATAAGTGCAGCTCAGCTTCAGCTTCAATTTAACGGCGATACTGCGAGCCATTACGATTGGGCCATTGCTTACAACATCAACGGAACTTGGTCCTTCACGACCGATGGCAGTGGGGCAACCACGGTTATGGCTGTCGGCAATCTTCCAGCCACCGGGGCGACCACGCCCGGCGACATCGTTATCGATGTGCCAGGCTACACCGGCACAGTTTTTTGGAAGGCCATCCAGTCTCGTAGCGGCACTGCCACTAATGGCTCGATTAACACGACCCAGCAAATAGCTCTTTGGCGGGGAAGCTGGCACAGCGCGGCCGCGATTACGAGCGTGACGTGCCTGGTCAACTTGGGTCACTTCGCGACCGGGAGCCTTTTAACGGTGATTACCGAATGAAAACTCTAGCCGAAAAAGCCGCTGCTCTGGCTGCCAGAATCGACCGGGAGATTAAAGCTTCCGCCGGGAAGGGTCTGGGCAAAGCCGTGAAGTTCATCGAGGCTCGCGTGAAGGAAGCGGCCAACGTGAAGGCTCCGACACGGGAAGTGGTCGGAAGGGACGGCAGAAAGTATCTGGTGGCAACCACCAAGGCGACTCCAGGGGCACCGCTTAGGGTGGTATCGGGCAGGTTCTTCAGGTCGATCACGAGCCAGATGGAAGACGAATTCACTGGAGTAGTGGGGAGTAATGCTCACGCGGATTTGAGCCATGCAGCCAGATTCGTGGCCGCTCTTACGGGAGAGAATACTTATGGATTCGGCTATCCAGGATATTGGGAGGTAAAGAATCCTGTCCACCAGACGTTTACCCCGACGTTCGAGCGATGGATGCCGGAAATTAAGGCGATCATCGGCGGCGACGTGAAGATTGACTTGGGGGCAGCCTGATGCCCGCTCCACTCATAATGGGTTTTTGCAACTACTTGTCTGCTCCGGGGCAGCTTAACCTCCCGGTTTACGACGGCGAGCTACCAAGATTTGACGTGGCTGGAGATCCGATAGTTTTGGGGACTACGCCAGCTTTCGCGGTGGAGATGACCGAACAGGGCATGAACCGTCTGGCTACGAGGACTTTTCTGGACCCGTACTCAGAAGAAGGGCCGTTGCAGTTCTACATATTCACGAACACGAGGAACGCTACCCAGAACGTCTTGAATCAGCTTGAGGCGTTGTTGGTGAACGCCAATAACTGGCCGTTGATTGTCTTGCCGGGAGGGCCGACAGCGAATCCGTACTACGTGCAAGATCTAGCTTGGGGTAACTGGACGAACATCCTCATGCCAAATGTTCGCGATCAGGAAAGTAATTACATCTATCTCGGTCACGTGGTGTGCCAGGTAGTTATTCATGGAGCAATTTCTTCGGTGCAAACATGAACGTAGGCGATAAAGTCCAATGGGTTCCCAGTATCGAGCACGCTCGGGAGGAAGTACCCGGCAAAGGCTTTGCGTGGGAACACAACATAATGGTCATCGATCCAGGCAAGGCAGAAAGAAAGGCCGTTCCCGCTTCGACGGAAAAGATTCGCAACGCCATCGAGGTCATCAAACGGGATAAGTCCCAAAAGCCTTACCTTGTGGCGGTGAAGCCGAGATTGACTTATCCTGCCACGGTGGAGGAAGTTTCTGGCGATACTGTATCGCTGGCCATTCTGAACCCGTGCAACAATGTCACGCTGCGGTACGCTAACGTGAAGGTTGATCCGAACAAAGCCCCTGGTACTTGCCACGTGGAGGCAGAATAATGGCGATCTCGACTCTTAACGTAACGACAAGCCAGGGACAGAACTGGAACGCCCAGAACACGATTACCGGGCTATCGTCGACGACTGGCAATGCTGGAGCAAACACCAAGAGCCAGACGTACTCGAACGCTACCGCCAACAATGCCTTGGGCGGTGCTGACGAGTATTTCAACTTCCTGATTACGATTGCCGGATCTGGCAATGCGACCATCGATCTGACAAACCTTATCGACATCCTTCAGACAGCAGCGGTTTCGCTGGCGAGGTTGAAGTCGTTCCAGTTTCAATTGCTCAACCTGAATGACGATCCGGTCAATGGCACGCTCTGCACAGAGATCACGATTGGGGATGCTGCCAGCAACGCTCAGCCTTTGAACATCGGGGCGACTGGAACGTACATCATGTTCACCGGGGGAAGCTGGTCTTACTTCGATCAGACGGCCGGCGGATTCACGGTGAGTTCTTCTCTGAAGAACATCAAGATCGTCAATAACGATGCCTCGCACGCGGCGGCAGTTCGCGTGCAACTAACCGGAGGTTCGACATAAATGGCACAGATCATTGGAACCGGCATCCAACGCTCCGGTAAAAATTCGGCGGTCATCGTCACGGCAACCACTCTTGCAATGGCCAAGTGGACCATCACGAATAAGGGTGTGGATCTGGACACGACGAATTTCACGTCTGCCGGCTATCAGGAAGGCATCCTTGGCCCAATCGGCCTGGAGTGGTCCCTCGGTGGCCTCTGGGACGCCGGGACTAATCCCAACGCCGATCCTCCTGGTCTGTACCCTCGGGACAACCTGTCGGCCTTGCAGCTTGTCGTCAATGTGGCGGACGCAACGGCTTATGTCATGACCTTCGCCCGCGTCAGATCGGCAGTCACGGGAACTACCGTCACGACGGCAGTGGCGTTTGATGCCTCGGGGATGAACCAAGGACCATTCACGATACCGGTTACGGAAGTGACATGAGTCAAAAAGGCAAGCTCTGGGACTTGGAGACAGGAGAGGAGATCCTTCGTCCGATTGAGTGGGATGAGGTCCGTGGCCTCTTTACGGCATACCAAGTCACTGCCTTCGGCAGGATCAAGACGAATGCGGCAGGCGAGCGGCTGACCTATACCGCCATTGGCAAGATCAAATGGGAACCAGCCAAGATCAAGCTCACGCATCGGCGGGTGTCCCACTGGGGAGCGAAGTGCATGCTCTGCACGAGAGACGCTAACTGGTCGGTAGGTGACGAAACGCCGCTTCCTCCGGTGCCGCACAGAGGAAAGCTTTACCTTCAGGCCCGAACGGTGGCAGTGCGTTACTACTGCGACTTTCACTACAAGGCACCAAGGATTCTGGACGCGAGTGGGGAAATCATGGAAACGATTGACGAAGCAGGGGGAGTAAGACCGCAATGGCACAGCTAGACACGACACAGTTAAGCGTGACCGAACAGCTAGGCGAGCACGCGGCCAATCCGCCTTTGCCAGCGGTCGCAGACTTCATTCTGTCTGCCTTTGGAAGGCAGTGGCCGATTGCATTACTGGAGCAAAGAATCAAAGCCCAGTTTGAAACCTGGCTGCTCAAGAACGCCATGCAGGCGATCATGGACATTGAAGCCTTTGCCAATGACGCTGGGTCGGTCAAAGAGCGAACCAAGTGGCTCGAAGAAGCCGAGCGGCAACGCTCGCTCTACATGCACGGCAGGGCGGCCCAGAAGTATTCTTGGCGGGGTGAAGCTTGGCGGGCAGCCATGTCGGACATTCCCGGCAACACTTACTTCCTCTACCTGCTCTTGAAGCGTTGCGATCCTGGCATGACCTTGGAAGCTACCAAACAAATCTTCAAGGACAACCCCAAGCAGTGTGGCGAGGCAATTAGCTGGGCACTGGGAAACGACGTGGCCCCATTCGTCGGGGCGGTAAACAAAGACGCGGGAAAGGACTGACCGACACCGAGATTGTTGCCGAACTGGTCAACAAAGGCGTCACGCTTCAGACAATAGCCGGTCTCTCGGACAGACAGATTGCTCATCTGTACTTCCGCCCTAGAGACAAATACGGCAGACTCCGACGCAAGAAGCAAAAGCACAACTATGGCAAGCTGGTGAAGATCCACAATCCTATTCGGTGGGATTTGATGTTCAAGAAAGTCTGGTCGGAACGCGGCCTGACTCCAGAGCAAGTTGAAGAGAAGTTCCGCGAGCACATGAAAAACAATCCTGATCGACGCGAGATTTGGTGATGGCATTAGGGCAAGAAGATCTGCGGTTTGTCATGACGGTGGACCCCGACACCGCCAAGATGCAGACCGCCATCAAAGATATTGGCAGGGACATGGACAATCAGGTCAAGAGCCTGAAGAGTTCGTGGGACGCCCTGTCTGCATCTGGTGCCAAACAACTCGAATCGATTGAAGCTAACCGCAGGATTTCCGAAGGTTTTGTGGCCAAGAAAATCCCTGACGTTCTGGAACTGGTGGGCGTCATCAATCTCCGCGAGGAAGCCGAGAAGAGAATCACCAAGGACATGGGTGAGCAGCTTGCTTTGATCGAGAGGATCAAAGCCGAGTCTGATCCTGACGTTCTTCGCCAGCGGGTGGCACTGGAAAAGCAGATAGCCGATGCTCGCAAGGATTATTTGGGAGCACATAGTGCGGAGGCAGCAAGGCAAGGTCTGCCATCGTCTCCTAAGTTCGATATCTCCAATCCAATTGGCTCAATCAAAGCACTAGCTATTGCTGCTCTTGGAGAAGTCGGGGCGACTCTCGCGGCCGTTGCGACGGGAGCCGGTTCTGCCGCTTATGCTCTCAAGCTTATAGTCAGTGCCATTTCTGGTTTTGTCGCCGTAGCTTCTCCTGGTGCCTTTAGGCAATGGGAATTCGTTCTGAGAGATGTAAGCGGAGTCATCGGCCAGACATTGATTCCCGTACTCGCCTTGATGCGTGACGGCATGCGTCTTTTCGGTGACGTATTGGCAAACATCCTTCCGAGCACGCAGGAGATGGCCCAAGCACTCGCTCCGCTTCGAGAGGCTTTTGGAGACCTCGCGAGAGATATTCGCGTTCTGCTTGCGGAAATAGGTCCGACGATCAGATACCTTGTCACGTCAGCACTAGCCAACTTGGCCACGGAGCTTTCCTTGGTTGCCAAGGCGACTGACAACGCTGTCTGGGCATTGCGGCATCTGGTCCCCATCCTTGGATTTCTCGGTGGCAGCACCGAAGCTAGGTCGTCTGTAGGGGCGGCAGCCAGGGCTGGTGGTATAGCTACGGGCGAGGCTTACCAGAGAGGGAATATTGAGGCAGCTTTGAATGCCAGTGCAGGCCAACAATCGGTGCCACGGCAGACGCTTGGAGTGCTTGAACGGATCTTAAAAGCCATCACGGACAATCAGCAAAAGAAGGGATCTAGTTTCGCCGGCATAGCCCCGAATCAGGGATGGGACTCCCACGGCATCCGCCGAGCATTGGCGGGATTCTAAATGGCTGCTGCTTTTCCAGAGCTACGAATCTGGTCTAATTCCGGCCTAACCTTCCCGTGGGTATTCGCTACCGGGCCAACAGGTTCAATCTCCGATGCCAATCTAGGCCACGGTGGCTGTGCGGCTGCCGAGGTCATGCTGATCTATTTCGACGACCTGGCTGACGCTGCCCAGCAACTCATCGGCTACTCGTGGCGTGACACAAGCACGACTCCTAGCACGCTCAGAAGGATTATCCCCTTCAAGCATCCGTTTTACACGCAGCTTTACTGCACGCGGATCGTCAAGGTGGAGGGTCTTCAGCCGGACGGAGTTTTCGACGACACGTTTGGACCCTACGAAACCTACACGCTTATGCGGCTGACGCTTCAGTTCAGCCGGCCGAATTATGCCCTATTAGCCGATAATCAAATTCTGGACATGGACGGCAACCCTCAGGAATGGCTCCGCTACACGGATCGTTACTGGTATCCCGACGTCCAGCTTTACTACCGTGAGTCAACGACTTTCGTTTACACCGAAGGCACCCCGTCCAGTCCGCAGCAACCTGTGCCCAGTTCAGTTGGTCTGCCGATAGCCAAGCTTGAATTAACGCGGCGGTGGTATCAGCTTCCCGAAAACGCCGTCTACACGAATACAGGATTTCCCAGCAACCTGATCTTCAATTTCTTCGATGGCTCGAACATGTTGGAGACGCTGAACAGCACAGCGTTTCTGGGTATTCGGGCTGGGTGTTTACGGTACGTCAAGCCCGAGATACTTCCGCAGCCTTTGCCGTTGCCTCCGCAGCTTATGGGACTTCTAGACACAGAATCGTTTCAGCTTCAGTACGACGTGGTTTTCCATTTCGTGTACTTCGATCCTCCCTTGGGGTCGGGAGCGACGACGCACGGGCATAATACGCTGCCTTGGGCCGATAATCTCTGGTACTTAGCGGCGACCAAACAGAGCGGTCAGCCGCAGTTCGCCAGCAACACGATGCAGAATCTCTGGCAGATTCTATGAACATTCCACCAGGACCATTGAGCCAGAAAACCGCCGCGGAGCTATCCAAAAAGTTCCGCGACCTGGATCGTCTCGCCCAGCAGTCCCCGCAGAGCAATATCAGCGGTGGCACGGCGACGGTCAACCGCAACCCCAACGATATCTTCCCGGCGTTACTCACGGCCGTTTCGGGAGGTCTTTATACCTGGCAGGAGCAGTTCTCAAAGGGAGCGGATTACGCTGGCTGGAATGACTTGATCGGCGGACGGTTCGGTTCAGACACGGCTACGCCAGCCTTCGAGCCCAACGACGTGGCGATAGACGTAACGACTCCGGTACTGGCGTTTATCCAGCGGGCGTACATTGATTCATCACTAGGTTGGGTCTATGTGATCGTGAGTTTTTCCGAGACCGGGACCGGAACGCTTGAAGTCACTGATGGAGTGACGACGGTCACAGGCGTAGATGAAATAAACTTCACGAGCGGAGCGACGGTAACGAGCGGCGGACCTGGAATAGCTGACGTGGCGATATCGGGAGGTGGAACTTCTTCTATCGTCTACTCCGCTACGAATACCTTTAGCGCAATAGGCACGATATTCACCGATACTTTTACGGCAACATCAGCAGGAGTCTACTTAGTCATAGGGACGATTACGCAAGCGACATTCCCTATTGTCATGCTTCCAGGAGACACGTTGGCGGCGGTAATAGTCGGAAACGGAACATCGTCATTCAATGGTGCTACTCAATCAATCAACGGCCCTTCTTATGACTACTTGAGTGCCCAGGACGGCAATATTGGCCTGACAGTCTGCCAAATGGGTACTTTGTCAGTTAGCGATCAGGTGAAGTTCGAGGGAACGTGGCAGTCCGCCACCAGTTCCGCTAATCAAGGACGATGGACGTGGAAAGTAATGAAGCTGGCGTGAATCGACTTAACCGATTGGCTAACCGGGTTCTGTCCAGAAAGGAATAAACATGTCCGCTTACTACCAAGATTCCGTCGTCTAGCTAATCTGCCAGCAAAAGGTTAAACTGTTTTGAGCCTGCAATGGGCTACCGGAGCTGATCGGTCTGGGGAGACGGTTGGCTCCGGGTTGTCTCTCTCCCCAACCCATTGCAGGAGTCCGCATGAACGATAGCGAATTGATGATCCCGCAGACCAGTCCGCCTCATGACGGCAAGTTCAAGCCGTTTGCTCACCCTTACTACCAACGCCTCAAGGGATTCATGGCCTCGCGGGCGACACATGCCCACGCAAGCTTCCCCGCTGGCACGTTTGCCCCTGGAGCAGTCCCGAAAGCCTATCGCTTCCCTGCCAACGCGGGAACGCCGAAGGTCACGACCAAATATGGGATCGTAAGTTTGGGAGGCAATGTCCCGAAAAGCGACGTCGCCAACTTCTGCTCTCAGTCAAACATTCTCCCGCCCAATCTCAAGGTCATGTTTATTGCCGGGGCGGACACGACGAATGATCCCGGCGGGGCGAACGTCGAGAACAATCTTGACTGGCAGATGATCCTGCAAGCCTGGAACACAGCTTTTCCGTCAGTTGCTTGCGACATTACCATCATGATTGGCCCTAACAGTTCCAACGGCATAGCCGATTGCGTCACGGCCCTCGTGAAGCTCGGTTGTACCGTAGTGAGCATTAGCTGGGGTGCCGCGAAGTCCCAATGGACGGCAGCCAGCCTTGTCTATTCCGAAGCGGCATTCGCGGCAGCCAAGGCGTCTGGCGTATTCATCGACGCCGCCAGCGGAGACAACTCGGCCAACGACGGGACCGGGGCCAAAGTTCTCGACTACCCTTGTGCGTCCGTCAATGCCTGGGGTGTCGGGGGTACTGCTCTGACCGTGAACGCGGCAGGGGAGTTTGTTTCGGAAAAAGCTTGGGGCGATGGTTTGGCTGGAGATGAGGGCGGAGGCGGCGGATTCGATACGACAACTCCTATCCCGACGTTCCAGCAAGGTGTCGTTTCAGGTTCATTCAGGGGAGGCCCAGATTCGTCTGCGAACGCTTCGCCAACGACGGGCTACCAGACCTACTCCGATGGGACATGGGGCGTAGTCGGCGGCACAAGTGCTTCCGCTCCGCTCACGGGAGGATTGATCGGTGTCATCTTGGCAATGGGTGGCACTGTGGCCAACTTCCAGTCCGTGCTTTACACCAATCGCAAGACGTGCTTCACGGACTGCACCGTTGGATCGAATGGTTATCCGGCCGGCGTAGGCTGGGACCCGGCAACCGGCCTAGGTTCGCCCATCGGTCCAGGCGTAGCGGCAGCCCTTGGTGTCGGAACGGTGATCACTCCCCCAACCCCGCCTACCGGCCTCACGTTCACCGTCACGAACAACCCGGAAGGTTTGACGTACAAGGGCAAGGCCAGTGCTGGCCTAGTCGTTGGCAAGACTTACTCACTCTCGAACTAGGAGACAATTATGGGACCGCTTCTACAGGCCAAGGCGGACGCAGTTGTTGCTGCGTCCGGCCTCAATCCAGGTGCAGTAAACTTGGGCAGCGTTTTGCAAATAATCGAGCAAATCCTCTCGGGACTTGCTCTCTGTCCGGGGCTAGGCGTAATAGCCCCGCCAACGGCAGCTACGGTTCATGGGGCACTATCCGCTCCGACTCCGCAACAGGCCAGAACCGCAAAGCGACTGGTTCGCCGCGAGTTCAGACGACAGCCGCAGATTTGGGAGAATGTTCTGGAAGGTTTGTACGCCACAGGCAAGGCGATGAGCGTGGCGGATTCGTCAGCACTCTTTAAGGAAGTGAATGGGGTTGCTCCGTCCGCGTGACAGGATATAACTAAGCGGAGCCAGTCGGGGCTGTAATTCCCGGCTGGCCCCTTCACCCTGACTTGGTGGGAGCCAGAGTGCAATTTCAGTGTATGCTTTTGGCCTTTCTCATCTCGCTACAAAACGCGATTCCGCCTCCAGTTTCCCCAGACGATCATGCTCGTTTGGCCGCACAGTTTCTGTCCGACGCCAATCGCTCGATACCGCAGGACGCTAAGCCTTATGTGCGGTTCCTGAGCTGGCAAAACTATGCAGGGAGTCCCGACCTTGAACAACGAACCAGAATCATGCGATTCTGGATCAACTCCTTGCACTTGGAGTCAGACCCAGAGTTTCCCAGGGAACTTGCTGGCAGTAACGGGCTACTTTCGTATATCGACTTGCGTGATTACGGTTGGACCCCCGCTGCCTGGCTCGCAGTGGCCCAGCGAGAACCTTACTTCCGACAGCCAGCGGTTAGCAGTGGTGCCGCTCAATTTATCCGAGTTGTAATCGGAGCCAACCAAGATCCCAATACCTTTCACGCTGTCGGTATCGTCCGGGCTGACTGGTTCTTCCGCGAGACCGTAGAGCTAGATCGCTCGCCCGCCTATTACGATCTTCTCTTCGCCAAGCAGCGGCACCCAGACGGCACGGAAACCGAAGAAAGGATCATCGACCACAAGGGCGGCTGGCTGGAGGCTTCTGGCCAAGTCGTGGAACCGGGCCGATACTCGATAAAGGTTCCCAAGGGTTCCAAGTTCGTGGACTTTCCCAAGACCGAAGGAGACGTCGAGAAGGCTCTTGGCGTAGACGGCATCCGAGCGTTCATCAAGACCTCGGGTATCAACCTGCAACACGGGGCGGTAGTCGAGGGTGGCGAGAAGGGCAATTCCGTAGTCGCACGGCAGAATCGCTTACTGGAGAGAACCAATGGGCCAATCGGATACTACTGGAAGACGTTCGACGTCAAAGAAACGAGCGGCAAAAGGGACTTCGCGGAAACCCTCCACAAAGACTTTGCTTTCGATGCTGGAGAGATATTGTTCAGACTCCCTGGAGGGGGGCAAGGTGGATTGTTGGTTGATTCAGGCGGTAATGTCCTCAACGTCGCGGATAACCGCTTCGCGATTGACGGTTCTGACAGCAAAGACGTGAGAGTCCGCAACCCAGGCTCTTGCATGGTCTGCCATGAATCGGGGATAATCAAGCCCGCCAATCTGATCGAGGAAATGCTAAAATCTGGCGTCGATATAAAGTTCAAGGACAAAAAGGAGAGCCGCGATGCAAGAAGCTTCTTTCTCGGCTGGGAATCAAAACTCATCAACGACCAGCAAGAGTACGCCGGTTTCATCAAGCGAACCTCTGGCTATAGTCCAGCGGAGAATAGCCGCCACTTCAAGGCTTTTAGGGATTCCTACGACGGCTCGGTTAGCCTTGATGGAGCGGCAAGAGAATGCGGGGTGCCAGTGCCGGTTCTGCTCGCGGCGGCACGTAAGTCTCTGAAGGCAAGGGTGCTGAATTTGTGCCAGGGAATCTCTTGCCCGCGACGTACATTCGAGAGTGACGTTTACCCAGAATTGGTTAAGCTTTTGAGGGCGAAGTGATGGAAGATCAGATCAATCCTTGGGTGGCCGGTTCCGTGATCGGCATCCTTGCTTTACTCTGTGGATTTCTCGCAGAATATCCAAGGATAAAGGAAATCAATCGCGTCAACAAGCTTTATCGAGATCGACAAGAAAAGGAGTCCCGTTAATGCGTCCGCTATTCCTGTCCCTTCTGGCCCTCCTCGCCATCGGCTCAGTACGTGCCGACGACTGCGTGCGGAGCCGGGCGGTTTACTCGACCTACATCGCCCCGAGCGTGGTTGCCGTGCCGACTTACGCTTACACTACCAACTACGCCTACCAGCAAACTCTCTTGGTCCCTCAAGTGCTCGAAGTGGCCACCTACGCACCTAACCACGTCTACTCGATAAGCTCAGAGTTTCAGGCGGCACAATTCCTTGACGCCGTGACTCGGCACGACAAGGAGATTCGCGACTCATTGCAGCAAGGGCAACCAACTGGTCAGTTGCCACAGCAACCGCCTCCGCAGCCCGTCCAGGCTCCTCCAGTCGCTCCAGTGCCTCAGCCTGTCCAGCAGCCGGCGGTGCAGCCCAGAGCGAGCATGGGTCCAGTGCGGCCTAGTGCGTTCCAGGACGCGAACCTAATTGCTCTGATTCAGTCCAAATGCGTAAAATGCCACAGTCCCGGCAGCAAGCGTTTGCAACTACTCACGACGGATGGCAAGGGACTTGCAGACTTGTCTAGACTGGAGTCTCTGACCACATATTGGATGGTCAACACGGGAGCCATGCCAAAGACGACGGAGCCAGTAGACCCAGCCAAACCGGAAGTGCCGGATTCAGCTATGCCGTTGTTTGCGAAGTGGATCGAGGCGAGCAAATGAGAAAGTTGAAGTCCGACCAGCCCGGATACTTTGAGATATTCGAGGGAGACGGAGATAGCGGATGGTACTTCGCTTGCAAATGCCCATGCGGTTGCCAATACGATGACATAGTGCCAATTTATCGTGTTGGCGTTGCACAGAAGCATGTTCACAATGTGGCTTGGCAGTGGGACGGAGATCTACAAAAACCCACGCTAGTTCCGTCGTTCAAAAGGCATACGCCATGCGGCATTCACTTCAACATAACTGGCGGCAAACATGTCCGCCACGATGATCCCGGAACCGCCCAGCTTGCGTCAAATGTTTATCAAGGTTAACTTAGGAGTCTCAATCGTGAAAAGTCTTGGTATCGCAGTTCTCGCTTTCTTCTGCCTCGTGGGCAGCGTCGAAGCCAACCCCGCCCGTGGCCGGCAGGTCATCCGCCAACGCACGGTCATCCGTGGCGGCGGGGCACGCTTCGGCGGTGGTGCCCGGTTCATTGGGCCAGGTTTCTCGCGTGGACGAATATTCTCGGCTTCTGTAGCTGTCGGTGGCGTTGGGTACAGTTCGTTTAACTCTGCTGTCTACGCTCCGCAGGTCGTGGTGCAGCCGGCTTTCGTGCAATCGGCGGTTTACGCGGCACCCGCCGTCGTGGTCCCGCAGGTCAGTTACATCTCGGCAGTCCAGGTGGTTCAGCCTCAAGTGGTCGTGCAGCCTGCCGTAGTTCAGGAAGCGGTAGCAGTCTGTCCTACGGTGGCCGTACAACCTGCCTTTGTGCCAGCCGTGGCCAGCTACGCCACTGGATACGCTGGTGGGTGCGGACTGGGGTCGGTAAGTGGTTCCGTGATTCGTCAGCGGACCAGCATCAGGATTCGGTAAGCGACTTTGGCGGCTGCGGAGTGAAAGCTCGTAAGGCAGCATCATCAAGGACACGGCAATGCCGAAAGCTGACCGTTAGCCGTGATTCGCTCCGGTGGAGACGGTTCTTAACACGGCAGAGAATACAGCAACGTGGGAAAGCCGACTTGATCGTAGCCGTCAATCTTTTTCGGTAAGGAAGCGACTGCCCCTAACCGGGCGGTGATTTTGGCGGATTGCCGAAAGGCTCGAATAAGGGTTTCCAGTAGCTATCGTGACTCAGTAACCCTGAAAGACACATGGACCAGAAATGGCAGCCAAGCTGTTAGCCGATAGATCCGCCAATCTTTCTTTACTCGACTAAGGAAGCATCCTTCCGTTGGGGCGGGTTCTGGGATGCCTTTATCCCGGTGCCCGCCTTTTTCTCTCTGGAGGTCATCCCTATGTTGACGCAACCAACCCCTCCGAGTTCACCTACTCCCGACCATCAATCCCAAGTCCGCACGCTGGCCAGCCAGATCGGCCTTAACCCCGGTTCAGCCGAGATGCTGATTCAGGACCATGCCGAGCATCTGCCGGTGCTGCTCAAGGTGCTGGATTGCTTCGTGGGCGGCTTCACCTGGAGGAAGGCTTTCCCAATCCTGCACAGCGACCAGAACCTAGCCAATGACCTTATCTACGGGATAGCCCTGGCTATGGGTTATCAGCTACCGCAACGACCACTCATGGACAGCCACGCGAGCAAAGAGGTTAATTAATGGACGCCGAAGAAAGGGCTCGCCGCTTGATAGGCGACATGCCCTGGATCACTGACAAATTCGATGACGCCACCATTGACGACATGAGGAAACAAATCCAAACGTGTATAGAAGTGTCCATAGAAGAAGCGATCAATCAGATAGATTATCTGGGATAGGGACACGCGGCCATGAAAAGCCCACGACAGAAACGCGAAGATGCTCTCAGGGACGCCTATAACCTCAAAGACGACGTTGCGTTTGAGGAAGCGATCAATGCTATGGCCGCTCACGAGGAAAGCCTTCACCAAGAAATCGTCATGTACCGAGACGCCTTGAATGAGATCGCATGGCCAAAGGACACCATCAACGGACCTTTGCCGCGTAAGATTGCCATTCGTGCTCTCGACATTTCCACTGTCGGGCAGAGGCTCAAAAAGATGTTCGCCAATTGCGTTCAGCCTGTAGAGGTCAAGCCATGATAAACGACGTTGGTTCTGTCGAAGAACAGATCGACCTGTACGCCCTCCAGAATGGCCGCATGAACTTTCTGCGGCAGGCGTTCTCGCTGTGGCTTCAGGTCAAATTTGTGCTCCAGAAAAAGGGCTTCACGCTTCAACGCATACTGGCTAACCTGCCCAAGATAGTCCCGGTTCTGTTCAGTGGCATGCCGTTGCCGAAGATAATTTCCAAGTGCGTTTCGATAATACGGCACAAGCACAGGCGTTGCCGGAAAGGCCGGTGGAGTTAAACATGGGACCAGCCAAGATTCCCTATCCGCAAGCCCCGCCAAACGTCATAGACAACTCCCGCGATGCCTTTGCTGCTGGCCTGGCAAT